ATAGTATAGGTATATACAGTATATATCATATGTATGTATATGGTATAGATAGGTACAGTACATACCATAGCTATGCATACCTACACACAGTATGGTATACAGTACGTACAGCATACATATGGGTAGGTATGGTGTATACATGGACATACCACTAGCACAGTAGGGCTGGTATCCAGGGCGTACACCAGTAGCGGGGCCTAGCGTCCATGCTGTAGGGCTGAGTACCCATATGCATGGGTAAGGTAGGGCTGTAGCCTGTACGCTTGGTAGCGTGGCGTACAGCAGGGCAACCTAGAACCCAATCAATCCACGTAATCCACTAGACGCTTAGATGCATACGTGCTAGCGTGTATCCATAGGTGTAGGTACGCACGGTAGGGAGTAGGTACATGACCAGGTACAACACAAGGCAGGTTGACGGGGCGTACGCTCTGGCTACGTCCGTTCTCCGAGACGGGGGCGGTACGTTTACGCCGTGGTCCTACCGCAAGGCGGACCACACTAAGGGGTACTACGTCGCATTGGGCGGGTACGAACAGACCTACCCGCTTACCGGGTGCGAGACCAAGGATCACGCTATGATCCGTCGAGAGACCGAGCTGTTCGCGGATACCTGGTTCGGGTACGGCCGGGCCGGGTGGCGTCGGTTCATCGGAACTTGGGTGTTCGATGGGACTTTCTACCTGGACATCACGGAACACGTTGATTCCGAAACGGAAGCCATCACTAAAGCCCGCTTCGGGTCACAGCTCGCAATCTGGGATATCGTAGCGAATCAGGAAATTCCGGTCGGAGAGTGGGAGGTTTACGAGTAATGGCACTCAAGTACAGTGGTGAGGTCACACTTAAGCTGAAATGCGGGTGCAAGCCCATGATTCAGGCAAACGGGGCGTTTCACTGGACAACCAAGCGGAAGTGCCCAACAGCCCAGGGAATCATGGATTCCATGCGGAAGGGTCCGGAAACACTTGAACACTCCGCAGACAGGAAAGACCGGCTGTACGGACACTACTTCGCAGAGCAGGGAAGGTAATCCGTAATGATCGATGCGTGGGATATTTACGGGCAAGGCGGTAAAATCGCCCGAGTCTACTCACTAGGTGAGGTACAGGACTGGCTGTACCGAACGAACGCACAGTACGCTAAGTACTCACCCGAGCCGAAGTAAGGAGGATACAGTTATGTGGGAACCTAAGTACGGAATCGGTAATGATGTCGAATACTTGCTCCCTTCGGGTGAATGGTCGGAAGGTTGGACGATCACACGGATTGACTTGCAGGATCGTACATATCAGGCGATTCACTTTCCTTCGGGCGACCGTGTCGAGGACGTACAGGAATCGGACATCCGGGAAGATAGGTTTGCTGAGCCGACGTGTTGCGATGACTGCTCTTTCGGCGGTTAATGGCGACGCTCTGACCAGCACCGATACACGCTAACGGACTTTCAGGCAAGGGCCGGTATCCTTACAAGCAAGTAGGGGTATCGGCCTTTAGCGTTGCTCTGAGGCGGTCTAGATGATGTATGCGTAACGGCGCATGTTTTAATCGAAGGAAGTTACGGGTTGACGTTGGCGGTTACGTAAGGTAAGCTTGGCTGTTCACGTACGACAAGGCACAACCATTAGGGGGAAGCCATGCCTACGAAGTTCGATCCGGAAGTCTGGGAAGACGTTCGCGAACGGATGTCCGCTCTCATCACCAAGGGTGTTGACGCGAAAACAGCAAGTGTCCGTGTGTCGAGGGCACTGAAGGGGAAGCCCGCGCCCGGTACGATCTTCAATAAGTACCGCGATGGCTGGAACTCTGCTCCGAAGCTTGGGGCGGGACTGGCTAGTCAGGTTAAGCAGCTTAGCGAAAAGCTCGCCCAGCTCGAAAAGCGCGTTGACGCGCTTACGCCTACGGCCGAACAAGACGTGATCACGTTGATTGCGGAGCGTGCGAAGTTCCAAGGGCAGGCGGAAGCGATGAAAGACGCGCTTATGCTTGTGGAAACCGGACAAAACGGTATCCCGATCGGTGGGGAAGACAGCTAACGATCCTCACGAAAAATATCTATAAGTTACTGCTTAGTACGGGTTGCACTTCGGTGTGACCCGTACTAGCGTGTGTGGTGTAGGAAGATAGATCACAGGGAAGTGACCAACGATGTACACGGACGAATACGAAGCACACGAGGACTGGCAACCCGTGAGTGAGAGCACCGCGAGGACCCGTGAGGAGCTGGCGGAAGTCCGGAAGCACGAACAGTTCGCGGAAGCCCTGGTTTCCGCTGGCACCGAATCAGAGGTGTGGTAACCATGAGCGATTACGACATCATCAATGAAATGCATGACGCTGTCCGGACATGTCGCGCGGCTGGCCTGGCAGTCAACCTGTCAGATGTTGACGGCTCGGACGCGGAGGTCACGATTGACGGTATGCCATGGCGCGAGTGGCTTGCAGCCATGACTGAGGAGGGTGAGTAACCATGATCGTTCGACACTATGCCCACCCGCACGGGTTCATTGCGGGTGAGGACGAACTACGGGACCTCGCGGAAGCTTGCGAGACTGTCGCCAATCACTACCAGTATCAGACCGCGGAAACTCGGAAGCACTTCAATCGGTCTAGTTACGCAGAAGTGAAGGCCGCTAAGTTCGCCAGCCTCGCGAAAAATCTTCGAGAAATCTTGGCGGAAGACTAGACAGCCGCTTATCCATAGGATACGTTACATAGATACAACGGCGAGCCCGCAGATGGGGAACACGAACTCAGAGGGCAAACCGGACATACTACAAAATATCCAGACGTGATGCCGGGAAACCGACAAAGAGTCTTAACCAGGTAGCTTGACACTACTACCGGATCATAACAACTATATTCGCCCGGAGACGGGCACACAGGGGCGCGGGTAGACGTTCGGCGATAACAAGTCGGATAGCGACAGTCGGAACACGACGGAAGTCCGGTAAGGGTTCAACTCCCTTAGTCCCTACAACAGCGTAAGATCACCCGTAAGGAGGCAAGGCAATGACACTCTCTCACAACACCCGTAAGCCGCTGACAGGCGGACAGATTGTCACAATCACTGTGACCCTGTCTGTTGCGGCTTCGGTGATCGCTTGGGTTCTCCTAGTTACGGGCGGTTTCTTTGCTCCGCAAACACAGGATTGCTACGACTGGGCCACTCAGAAGGGCGAATCAGAGTCGAACGCGACTTTCTTTTGTCACTGGGCTTGGAACGATGGCTACGACACGTCGGACATCACTGAGGCCGAATACGACTCAATGATGGTTAAGACTAAGGCGGACGTCCGGGAAACGACGGACCTCCTTAACGACTCACTCACTGGGAGGTAAGGCAATGAGCATTGTTGATAGAATCTTGCAGTTTGAAGAGGGCGAGCTTAACGAGACTGAAACAGTCGAGTTGTTCGCAGACCTCATTAAGACTGGCACTGCCTGGAAGCTGCAAGGTTCATACGGCAGGATGGCGAACGGATTGATTGACGCTGGCTACATCACGTCGGCAGGTGAAATCACAGGGAAGGGAACCCGGAATGACTAGCAAGGGACTCTACCGAGTTACGGACATCGCGGCTCGGTACCAACGGAAGCCGGTTACGGTGTACAGCTGGCGGCAGAGGTACAAAGATGCCCCGTGGCCCGATCGATGGGACCTTGACGGTTCTGCACTCTACACACAACGCCAGTGGAAAGACTGGGACCGCTTCGTCCGGGACATGACCACGGGCCGCGCTACCAAGAAGGGAAACCGCTAGACATGGACACTCACGCGAACGTGAAAGAGTTGGTTTCGTTGCTTCGCAACCTGGAGCGTGAGGGGTACGAACACGAGGCCGGGCGAATCGGGGAACTGATTCACGGGTTGGTGGAAGGTCTGGAAATCGGTCACCCGGTTCCGAGTAACATCGATGAGCTTTGGCTCGAAACGGAGCCCGTGGCATGACGCACTTCTATGTGTACGCCAATGAGCCGGAAGGGCCAAAGATGGCGTCCGATCCGTTCGGTACGCTTGGTGGAGCCGAGAGCAAGGCTTGGGAGCTTTCACAGCGTAACCCGCAAGGGACGTTCGATGTGGTTCCGCACGACGAATGGCGGACGGTAGCTCGCTTTCAGAACGGAATCCAGGTGTTTTAGCCATGACGATTCGACAGGAGGCCAAGAAATGAAGCGACACACTACGCGCGATGGCTGGTGGGAGTTTGTGCCTACCCTGCGCAACCGCACACCGTTCAAAACGTCGGGCGCGCTTCAGGGCGAACCGACTTACGGAGAACTCTGGACTTACTCGCGGGGAGAGCTTCCGGGGGAGTACTGGGATAAGTTCATAACGAGTGGTGCAACGTACGTTGTCTACAGCTACTTGACTCCGATCGCTTGGGAGAACGCGGACGGATCTTGGACTGTCCCGGACGTCAAGTACTCGGTTACTACGTCTCGGCACCAATCGAAGATCGCAGCGGCGGTTGAAGGTATTAAGGGAAACGAGGTGTAGTCATGAAACGTGAATTCAGCGTTCGGTATCTCGGATTCCAGGGCCCGGACGGACTGGGACGGTATCGCGTTCAGTTCGTTTCCGGGTCGGCCGTAGTCACGTGCGAAGTGGCTTACGAAGGCGACCGCCCGGACGCGTTCCGAGAGGCTATCCGGGACGTTACGGGTATCCCGGAAGGTCACCTAGTTCCCGATGCGGAGCTAGGGGAATCGAGCACCGTTCAGCGTTGGTATACATACGAGGAAAAGGGGAACTGAGGTGTCGGTTAACGAGTCGGACGACACAACGGTCACCGTGAGCCGTCACACTGCGAGGATTGCACGTCTGTCGGTATACGCTAACCTTGAAATTGCCCGTGGTATGCGCGGACGTGACTACGACAGTACGGTGATAAGCAAGCTGGCCGACGCTTATCGCGAGCTAACAGAAGTTGTTTACCCAGAGTCGGAAGGGAACTAGCCAAGATGTACGCGAACATTGTTTTCATGCAGGGTGACGACGCGGATTCAGCTTTCCAGGGCGCGGAAGATGACTGCGCCGCCGGACACTTCGATACGTTTGCTGAGTCCCTGCTTTGTGTATTGTCTCAGTGGGACTACGGGGATGAATCGGAGTGCGACGTCCGCCCGCGTCCTAGCTACGGGACCTACGACGACGTTTACGAAGAGGGGGACTACGTTCTCAGTTGGTCCCGTAGTTTCGGGACGTGCGGTCTAGAACGCAAGATTCGCGACTAACAAACCCATAACGACAGAAACGAGGATTACAAATGGATAGCGGTACTTTCATTGCTTGGGTGGTTTTGACGGTACTTCCGGTAGTCGGGATTTGGGCCCTGATAACCCGCTTTAAGAATCCGTTCGCGGAGCCCACACCGTTTTTCCAAGCAGTCGAACGCCAGATTGACGGGTACAACTCGAACGCTGGTGACAAGCCTAAACAGCGCCCTTACATGCAAAGTCTCGTCGCTTTGGCGAAAGAGTACGGAGCGTACAACGAAGCAGCAGCATACACAATCGTAGCGCAGTGGTTGAAACACTACGCAACCATGAAAACTTGGGAGGAATAAGACATGTCAGTCATGAGCCACGTAGACGCGTTGATTCGCGACCTTGACGTAGCTATCGACGTACAGGACACCACGAAAGCCGGTAGGATCTTCCGCGAGCTTGCCGACCTCGCGCACGGCGACTACGACGTCGTAGGTACCTGGATTCATGCACACCACAATCCCGGAAGCGAGGACTTACGTACAAGACTTCCCCTGGTAAGAGGGCCCTCCGAGCCGATCGGGAGGGTCCTCAAAATTTTTCCAAGAAAGTTCCCCTGAAACCTAGACGCTTACCGCTGGCAGGCGTACTGTCGTATCCATAGCCGATAGATACTACGGACTAACACCCTTGGTTCCGACCCATGAGCGTGGGGCCGCGAACCGGAGAGCTAGGACCCTTGGGGTACGGCTTCACAAGCCACCTAGCTCACTCACACAGCCATCACATGAGAGGACGTGAGTACGATGGCACGCAAGACCGACAACCCGGACGTCATGATCCTGCGGGAGTTCGGGGACCCGGAAGGCGAGTTCTATGCCGTCATGTGGTCCCGGGACGTCCGTGTCCAGAAAAAGACGGAAGACGGGGAAAGCTACGTCGAGAGTAAAACGACGTTCGCTCACGCCTACAAATACGACGGGGAGCGGCGACAGATCACACACCACGACACGGACTCGGGTTCGGCTCGCAGGGCGTACTACGACGCCGTGAGCCTGTACCTCGACGTTGTCAACATGGCACGGGAGAACGAAGCGGAGACGGCTAAGGCTTAGTCCTTACCATCACGAGGGCCCTAGATCATCATTGGTCTAGGGCCCTTTAGCGTGCCCTGTGAGCGACAGGAGGTCGGACCTTGGACGAGCCTACAGACGTTGACTGGAATTTCTCTGATGAAGTTCTAGAGGACTGGGGTAACCGGTTCATGAACTTGCGCCTAGAGATTACGTCTCAGGAGGATACCAAGCATATGAACACGCGGCAGGTTACCGGCCTCGCGGTACTGGCTACCGTACGGCAGGTACTTGAATGGATTTTGGAGGCTGATAATCCGGCCTCTGAGAGCGATTCTCAGGAGCCTACAGCCGAGCCCGAGTAGGGTAATGACCAAACCGGGGGTCACGCTGTCAGCGTTGCCGCTGGGCGGTTTAAACGAGGTCCCAGGCGTAAACGGACATACAGGGCGATTCGGACTATCGAGGCATTAGGGCGAATGTCCGGAATGTCGGACATGTCCAGGACGAGCTGGGGCGGGGCTATTCTATGTTATCATGTCCTAAACATATTACTATATAGCATGTCCCATGCCCCCGGGTACGTGTATGTGTGTGTACATGATCACATCATGTCATGTACACGGTGTGTACGAGAAGTAATGTGGTATAATAGCTTCCATCTCCAATAAGGGAAGGCCGAGCATCGCCATCTGACTGCTATCAGAGTTCGGTCTTCCCTACAATCTTTCAATGAGACTGGTCGGTTCAACCTAACTCCCGGAAACCTGAATCTACCCAGACTACATTCAAGCTAACCTCTATTTACCTGAATTCACCGAAGGATATTCAAGTTATGACGGAATCTTTGAACTACGATCTCCCTGAGCCGGTGGTCTTTTTGCCGACTCCTCAGAATGTTGTCTTCGATTCGATGAAGCGAGCTACGGGAGACCACCGGTTGGAGTATTCTAGGCCGAACGATGAATACTTCCAGCATCTCCGGAAAATGGAGAAGGAGCTGGCAGAGTATGCAGTTTGGGAGCTGAAGGCCGAGGATGCTTGGCACAAGGTCGAGATCTGCCGAGACCAGATGACTCAGGTCGTGATGTTCAGTCCAGCTTACGAATCTCTGGTGGAGTCATCCAAGGATTTCCAGAGGAAGTACAGCACGGCAACCCGAAATGCTGATCATCACCGGGGTAATTTCAAGGAACTCGTCAGGGAACTTCGGCGAGATCTTCACTAACCCGTGCGCCAGAAAAGTTTTGGGAAATTTTGATTTCGTACGGAAATGAAATACGACCCCCCTAGTCAGGATTCATTTCGGATGTACACACCATCCCCGGAGTCTGATACATACCCCCTCAGTCTGGACAGGGGTAGCATCGTATCCATCCCCCTGGTATACTAGGGGTATGACCAAACAGCAGTGCCGTAAGAAGAGGTTCCCCTCCTGGGAGTCCGCCAACCTTGAGCTGTGCAAGATCCTAGCCCGGGGTATCCGTGGCCCGGAGGACAAGGTAGAGAAGCGTGCGTACCGGTGTCGAGGTTGTCATGGATGGCACTTGACGTCATGGGAAGTTCGTAACAAGCGAGTTAGGTGGTAGTACGTGCCTAGAATGATGAAGATCTCGGAGTTGCGGCACCTCCAGTCAGGTGATTACGACCACATGACAATGGGTGACTATGCTGACCTCCCCCTGGAGTTCTTCGACAGCTTTGAGAAGACCTGTTACTACAGCTCAGAAACTGTTAAGGATCTGATGGATAACATCCGCGAGAACGGGATGGTTCATCCGGTAATTGTTGACCACGAAGGTAAATTCGTAAACGGACACCACCGGTATTGGTGCGCTGTGCAGCTAGGATTGGATGAGATCCCAGTGTTGAACCACGGCGAGGAGAGCTACACAGGGGGTGACTGGTGATGGATAAGACACTCCAACTGAAGGACATTCCGGATGAACTGGTCCTTCTCCTGACGAAGGGATGGCCGCAGCAGTGCGGTGTCGGTGTTCATGACTGCTTGGTTCTTATCGGTTATCCTGATAAGCTGGCTCTCCGTAAGATCGAACGGCTTGTTGACCGAGGGTTGCTGGAGTACGGAGTCAGCCCCCGGTATGCATGGCTGACTGAGAAGGGTGAGGAGTACCTGAAGAATGAATAAGAAGGATTACAAGAAGCTCGCGAAGAAGTTGAACGACTTCGAGTACTCGCTGTATGAGGAGTATGGATTCTTCACGTCACAGCAGGCGGATAACCCGCGCCACATTATCATCGAAACGGCGTTGCTGGGCCTTCCGATTTCGGACGGCCAGGAACTGTGGGTGAATAACGACAACTCCAGGTTCTACCTGGTCCGTGAGGGTGAAGAGTGGACCGTTGCGAAGGATGAGTCATGATCTTTGAGATGATTGATATTACTTCGGTCGTAGACCAGGGAGACTGCGCATATCATCTGGGTGCCAAGGGCTGGCCGTATTTCACCCTCCGATACATCGATGATCACGAAGCTCAGCTGAATCTGCGGATGACTGACAGTGAAGGCAACGAAGAGACGTTTATCGTGGAGATCCGGAGGACGTCATGAAGATCTACATGGTTACGAAGTATTGTTGCGGGCATGACGAGATAGATTCTTTTTGGAGTAACGACGTCTATGCCGAAGCGAGGGTTGCAGAACTGCTCGAATCAGGGAAGACGGACTACCAAGTCGATGTTTATGAGGTAGATGAGGGTGTCTAAGATCTATGTAGGCGGCAGCCTTAGTAACCCCGATATCATCCACATCACGAAGCTTCTCATGAAAGAGGGGCACGACGTCTTCTCGTCGTGGTTCACTCCAGGTCCTGAAGCTGATGAGCACTGGCGTGACTACGAGAAAGAGCTGGGCTACAGCTACCGCGAAGCTCTGCGCCGACCTGCTGCGCAGAACATCTTTCACTTCGACAAGCGATGGATCGATTGGTCTGATGTCTTCGTGATGGTGATGCCATGCGGTAAGTCCGCCCACCTGGAGCTTGGGTATGCAGTGGGCACCGGTAAGGAGACGATCGTCTACATGCCTGAAGAACCTGAACGGTACGACGTCATGCTGGCGTTTGCGGATGCTATCGTATACGGTGATGAAGAACTGGTCCAGGCTGCTAACGGCGAATCCGGTGAGTGGGAGATCCCATGATTAGCGCAGGAATGAAGGCGGTTCTCGAAGCCGTCCGTGATACCATGCCGTTCGCTACTTATACGGACCTCGAACCCAAGGTTGACATGTGTGAACGAATCCTGACAAGTCACCTCAAGAGGCTTACTGTCAAGGGTTACCTGGTGTACGATAAGGGGACGTACGTTATCACCCCTGAAGGAGAGGATCTGCTCAATGGCTCTTGAGTGGGAGACCAACGATGAGCAGCAGGTCGGGCTGCTGTTCGAGCTGGAGATGCTGAAAACGGACCCGACTGAGAAGACTCAGGTGCGTCACGGTCAGGCTGTCCTCAAGGTTATGGATGCTATACTTGAGGTACTGCTTAAGACCTGGAAAGAGGAGGGCCCTAAAGATGACGTTCCGGAATCCTAGAATCGTCCCGTCGACTCGTCCGCATTTCAACTGCAAGTCCTGCGACCAAGGTGTGTGGCGCGAAGGTGGCATCGCTACGGCTAAGATCCATGGCCGCGATGTCCACGGTAAGCGCGAGTTCAACGTCGACCGTGACTTCGAGCTGACGACGATGAAGCCGACGTTCTACCGTGGCCCGGCAGGTCGGCCTATGGATTCCCGCAAACGCCGTACTGATGGGTGGAGCGTTAGTGAAGGCAACTAGCTACTCATACAACATCCCGAACATGAAGTCTTACATTCCTGGATCTGCCTCGAATGTAAGCATCCAGTTCATCCCGGAGCTTTACAACTCGCATTTCCTGGAGCGATTCACGGATCGGATGAAGTACCGTGAGCCTATCGCTATGGACATCGAGACCACCGGACTGAAGATCGGTGCGGATGACTTCGAGACCAGGATGATTCAGGTCGGCACGAAGAACGAAGCTTGGTGCATCCCCCAGTCTGAGGACAACATCGAACTGATCTACGATGCCTTGCTGCGGGGTACCTGCAAGATCATTACGCACGGGGGTGTCTACGACTGGACTGCCCTGATGGTGGAGTTCGGTCAGGCCGAGATTGATCCTGAACGTCTTGTTGACACGAAGATCCTGGCTCATCACTGGGACACTCGGACGAAGGACCCTTATACCAAGGCCCCTGGTCACAGCATGGATGCGTTGATCCGTCTCCGTATTGCTGAGTCCGTTGCCGAAGAGATCAAGACTGGTCCGACGAAGCGTGCTGGGGAACTCGGGATCACGAAGCAAGAATACTTCAAGTCCGTTCCTCTTGACGACAAGCAATACGTCATGTATGCAGGTATGGACGTCGTCTGTACCTACCTCATCTACGAATCCCTGATGGCTGACCTTAACCGATCGATTCAGCGTGGGGTTCACTCTGCGGAACTCATCCGTACAGACCACGAGGACATGCTGAACTGCATCCTCATGGGCGCTCGTGGTATGAAGGTGAACCGAGAGTACTTCGAGAAGCTTGGCGCTGAGTACGACAAGATCTACCTGGAGCGCAAGGCCGAGGCTAAGGAGAAGTTCGGGGTTACGGCTTTGGGCTCTACTAAGCAGCTCGCGGCGGTGTTCGAGGAGCAGGGTCACCCTGTTGCGAAGTACACGGACAAAGGCAACCCGAAGGTTGATGCCATCGAACTCCGTCGACAGGCTGACCGAGGGTCTGAGCTTGCCGAGATCGTGATGGAAGGTAAGAAGGTCCAGAAGTGGTCGAGCACCTTTGTGACTGGTATTCTCGAAGCCTCGTCAGCCCAGGATCGTATTCATCCGAAGTTCGATCCTCTCGGGGCGAGAACTTCACGGTATTCTTCTTCCGAGCCGAACATGCAGAACCTCCCAGGCCGGGTGGACGACATTCGGATGGGACTGGAAGTCGACTACCCGGATCTGGAGACGGGAGTCTCCCTAGACTACCAGTCTCAGGAGCTTCGTCTGCTGGCAGCGACGTCCCAGGACCCGCAGCTGTGTGAGGACTTGATGTCTGGGAAGAAGCCGGTCAAGATCCTAGCAGTGCGTATCTATGGGCCAGGCGCAGACAACGACGAAATCAAATACGGTCGTACTAAGAACACCGTATATGCATCCCTGTACGGTGCCGGTCCTCGGAAGCTCGCAGATACAGCAGGCATCTCTATCGAGGAATCCAAGGCTGTACTGAACGAGCTGTACGAGATGTATCCCGAGACTAAGACGTACTCAAACCACCTAATGGGCCTGGCTGCGAAGCAGGGGTACATAAAGAATCTCGCTGGACGTCTTATCATCGTCGATCCCAACAAGCCTTACACCGCGCTGAACTACATGCTCCAGTCGACGGGGCGTGAGCTTATTGCAGCGGCTATCCGTGACATCATGAAGTCCCGATGGGGCCGGATGCTCCGACTCGTGGTGCATGATGAGATCGTGACGGTCTGCCCGACGAACCTCGTGGACCAGATGATCCCGGAGGTTTCGGAGATGATGAACACGAACATCAACGGCATGGAGTTCCCGGCTGGTGCTGAGGTCTGGGGCAAGCAGTGGCAGGGTCACAAGTCATGAGTATTGAGGATGAACTGGACTATCTCCAGGATGAGATTCATCATCTGGAAAGGTCCATAGCGCATCTTGTGAGCGCACTGCTAAGCGACCATACTGACATCGACGGAGTTAGTGGTGAGTGCCGGGGCGGCTCGTGGTGCTCACGCTGTTCATCAATAAGGTGGCTACGTAGCGCGTATTGACAGACTTCGATGCGTAGAGTTCCTTGATGTAGTTTTTCTAGAAAAGAGGATTTATGGATGGCAGCCTGTAAAGACTGCGAGCCCGGATCTAAGAGACCAGCCCCCCATCCAGGCCCGAGGTGCGCGACGCATCATCGGGAGTTCACGAAGCTCCAGGAAGAACGTGCGTTCGACTTGAGGCTTCAGCGTACCTATGGGATCACGGCGGATGTATACTGGCAACTCTACGAGTTCCAGGGCGGCACCTGCTACATCTGCCGATGGGCCAAGGGAAAGACCAAGCGTCTCTGCGTTGATCATGACCACGAGACAGGAGAGGTCAGGGGCCTGCTATGCAACCGATGTAACCGTATGGTAGGCTTCGCTCGGGATAGTTCCGAGTACTTCCAACGAGCAGCGGACTACTTGATCAACCCACCTTACAAACGCATGAAAGAAGAGCACGATGGCACTGACTAAGAAGGAAAAGCTGGAGAACGAACTCCTGGAGCTGGACCGTGAGACCCGTAAGCTCGAACTGGATAAGCTGAGGTTCGAGACGGACCAGGCCGAGGCCGCAGCTCTTACTGCGAAGATCGAACTGAAGGAACTCAAGCAGGCTACCATCTACGATGAGCAGGCTCGTGAGAAGCTGCATATTCGTAAGCAGACTCGCATCGCCAAGATTCAGGGTGTCGTGACTGATCGTATGGCTGAGTACCTGCGTTCGGACTTTCTGAACTGGGAGGTCGAGGACAAGGTCGAGCACAAGAAGCCCGTCCCCGTGACTCTTCTGATCAACTCTCCGGGCGGTTACGTTATCCCTGGTCTGGATATGTTCGACCTCATCATGGAGTACCGTGACAAGGGTTGGACGATTAACACGAAGGTCGCCGGTACCGCTATGAGTATGGCGGGCGTGCTGCTCCAGGCTGGCGAGACTCGTACGATGACTCCCCGTAGTACGTTCATGCTTCACGAGGTGGCGTCGTACGCTGAGGGTAAGACCTCGGACATCGAAGACCAGCTGGAATTCACGAAGGCTCTTCAGCTTCACTGCTCCAGCGTTCTGGCTGAGCGGTCCCACCTTACGGTGGACGAGGTCGACCAGCTGTGGAAGCGCCGCGACATCTTCCTGACGGCTGAGCAGACCCTGGAGAAGGGCTTCATCGACCGGATCGCGCTGTGATCGTCAAGGATGTATTCCGGATGTATGCGCAGTACATCCAGGAGGATGAAGACGGCTGCTGGATCTGGACTGGTGCGCTGAAAGGTCCGGAGAAGGATACCCCGTACCTCACCTACAAGGGCTCTCACCGTAGCGCTCTTCGTTACGGTCTAGAACGTGCAGGTGTAGAGTATCGTGGTGACCAGGTGATGGTCTGCGGGAAGAAGTCCTGCGTCCACCCGGACCATGCTGCTGATACATATTCTGTAGTCGGCAGGATGATCAAGGTTCGCGAGTCATCTCGGCCGGACGGTGACTGCGAGATCTGGGAAGGCTACTACGATGGCCCGCACCCTCGGATCTCCTGCAAGTTCGGCGATGCCGAAAAGATGTCTCTCATCCATGTCAAGAAATTCGTATGGATCGCTGAGCATGTCCCCGAAGGCTGGGAATGGCCGACGACTGGGGAGTACACCACCGAGGATACGTGCGGTAACGATCGGTGTGTTAGCCACAAGCACGTTCAACGCAAGGCGACTGAAGGAGACGACTATGACTTCACCTGAAGATGATGCGAACGAAGCCATGGCGGGGATCATGAGCGGTCTCGGTTATTCTGAGCAGCTGTTCCGCCAAGACCTCGCAGAGGCCACGGATATCATGGATGATCTTATCCAAGGGTCCGTGGAGAACTTCCGGGCAGGCGCAGAAGCTCCTGCTGTTTATGCGGCTATCAACATCGCCCTTAACATACTGGGTGCTGGAGAGGTCATAGCTATGATGGCTGCGGATATTACGGTCCGTGCCCAGCAGCGGATGCTCCAGGAGGAGATCGATGGAATTTCTGAAGGCCAGTAAGCCCAGCAAACCTACCGTTACTGGGGCTGACTACTACATCGTTCCGCCTGAAGGTGGGGAGCCTGTTCGGTACAGCCGAATGACTCGGTTCATCGATGTGTTCAGCGACAAGTCGAACCTCGTCAAGCGGGACATTCGCTACGCCGTCAAGGGCGCGGTGAAGTACGCTGATGAACTCGCCGGGCTGGACATCGATGAGGATCGGTACGAGATCGATCAGATCGCTGACCGGGCTGGCCGTGAGGCTGGTAAGTGGCACTCTGCCGATTATGGCACGGCGATGCACGCGCTGACCGAGGACTTCGACAACGGGTTCCTCAAGCCTAACTTCAAAGGCATCCCGGACACCCCGGCTGTCTCTGACCTGGCGCGCGGTCCGATGAATATGCTGAACGGTATGCAGTCGCAAATGCAGAAGGATCTGCTGGCGTATGCTGCACTCGTCGAGGCGTACGAAATCGAGACGGTCCATGCTGAGTCTACCGTCGTTATCGATGACTACCGTGTCGCCGGTACGGCTGACCGTTACTCACGGATCAACAATCCGATGGATCTTCCTTACGATGAAGAATCTGACTGTGCTACCGTAGACCTGAAGACCGGTCGTATCGATTACGGTCGTCGTGAGAAAGCCATGCAGCTTGCTGGCTACTCCAAGGCTACGCTGTACAACGCTGATACCCACGAGCGGACGGTTCATGGAGCCAGCAAGAAGTACGGATACATCCTCCACCTGGCAGCCGGTAGCGGTGTCGCCAGCCTCGTTCCAGTCAAGCTGGAGAGGGCGTTTGACTTCCTTGAGAAGGCTCACGAGAACTGGGAGATCCGTAAGACCAAGGAGATCTGGAAGTCTTTCGGTCTGACCGAATGGCTCCACCGGGAGATCGACAAGGTCGAGTCGGAAGAGCAGATGAAGGATCTGTACTTCCGTACGAAGTCCTACTGGACGCCTGAGCATGTTGCGAGGGCGAAGGAGAAATTCTGATGGAATACACGGATTCAGACCTGAAGCGGTTCTGGGGAATGGTTGATAAGTCCCAGGATTGTTGGATCTGGACTCGTGCCACCAGCGGGACTGGGTATGGAATCTTTACAGTCAAGAAGAAACTCTACTTGGCTCATCGATGGATCTACCAGGTAAGAAAAGGTGACTTGGCCGCTGGTATTGTGGTCCGCCACAAGTGCGATACGAGGGCGTGTGTGCGTCCTGGTCATCTCACTGAAGGTACTTACAGCGACAACCTGAAGGATGCTCATAAACGTGGACGTCATCCAGGTAATGGGTACCAAAAGAAAACGCACTGCCCTCAAGGGCACCCTTACTCGGGAGACAATCTCGGGCACGACATCCGAGGGCACCGTCTGTGTAAAACGTGTCGTCGCAAACAATCAAGGAGAAAGTAATGGGATTTAGTTTCCGACCTGCCGCAGCGCCTCCCCCTTCTACGGGCGGGAATTTTGCCAAGCTGCCTCAGTTCGTGGGCAAGCTCGTCATCGTGATTCCTTACGACAAGACTCTGTCCAAGTTTAAAGACGATAATGGCCGTCCCCAGGAGCAGACTCGCTCCAAGGTCGTGGCTGTCGAGGCTGGTTCGCACACCAATCCCGAGAACGGTGAAGAGACCTCTTGGAAGGCTGGCGAAGTCTTCGACATCTATGTCTCTCAGAAGAAGGTTCAGGCTCAGACCTCAGAGCTTGGTGCCCCTGTTCTGGGCCGCCTCCTGAAGGAGGGCAAAGCGTGGGTCCTCGCGACGCCCAACGACAATGACGTCGCTAAGGCCACGAAGGTCATGGAGGATCTGGGCGATCTCCAGGTTCCTTCTCCGGGTTCGACCAAGTCGAAGTCCGATGACTCGGATGACGACGGGGTTCCCTGGTAAGCTAGGGTTAGCTTCAATATAAAACCAGAGTCTCCGATCCTCTGGTAGCAGGCCCCGGTAGCTCCTCCTCTCCGTCTACCGGGGCCTTCAACATCTCAAATTTCAGCTCTGAGATTTGACGTTTACCCTAACAAGCCAATTGGAGTTGTCATGGCAACGAAGAAACGAACTCGTATCAATAAGCCACCGGAAGGTCATGACGTCGCGTGGCACGAAGTCCTTACCTGTGTTGTTTGCAAACGAGACTTCTGGGGCGCGTGCGCCTGGGATGCTCACTGGCCTTGTAACAACAAGGAGTTCCTGCGGACGGCTCACCAGCTGTACCGCATCCCCGATAAGGACGTCACGTACTTCCGACAGGATGTCAAGCCTTTTGTCTTGCTTGGTTGCAAGGAACGGTACTGTACGATGATGGACCGGGTCGCGAAAGCGAGGGGCGAGAGTGACTAACCCAGTCCGTACCGCAGCCGTCGCTCTGGCGAAGCTCGGGTTCAAGGTCTTCCCCGTGAACGCTGAGTACAACGGCAAGAAGTGGATCAAGCGTCCTGGGACGAAGAACGGATTCAAGGACGCATCGACTGACATCAATGGCGTGTATCAGATGTTCAGTTTTTCTGGATTTCAAGGTCAGCAGTTTCGGTCCGATCCGTGGATCGGAATGGTTCATAACGACATGACCATCCTGGATGCGGACGGTGCTGACGGTATCGAGACCTTGAATGGTATACTTCCTATCATCCCTCCGGCTAGCCTGGTCGTTCAGACCGTCTCCGGAGGTATCCACTACTACATCCCAGGGACCCTCGGTGAAGGTGAGTCCAGGGATACACGAGCCCTCAAGGGTCTCGACATCCTAACGGGGAATGAAAAAGGATTCGTCTGCGTGCCACCCAGCTACGGCTATCGAATCCTCGAAGGTAGCTTTGAGAAACTAGCGGAGGAGATCCATGGATTGGGCAGCGAAACTGAAGTCAGCCCGGGACCTGGACCAGACTCTCTCAGCGGTTGACCGCTTCAAGAAGGCTGTCGAACGACTCGCCGAGACTCCTCGCGGCGAGCGCAATCAAGAGCTGACGAAGGTCGCCTTCTTGGCTGGCGTGATGATCGAATCCGATCAGATCCAAGAGCACTGGGCGAAGGGGCAGCTCCTCGAAGCCTGTCGTGAAAACGAGTACGTCAAGGATGCCTCTGAAGAAGAGGTCATGCGGATTGTCAACCTCCAGGTGAATGAGGGACGACAGGCTGAGCCCGCAGACGATCCTCAGTCCGAGAACCCCATCTACAAGCTGGCAATCTCTGCGAGCCGGTTGGGCACTATCCCGAAAGCGAAGTGGCTGGTCAAGGGAGTCCTCAAGGAGAAGTCCCTGGCGTTCCTCATTGCTACGCCTGGTTGCGGGAAATCATTCATGGCTCTTGACCTGGCAGCCCATATTGCGGATCAACGGGAGTGGCACGGCCGAGAGATCGAAGCCAACGGTAAGACCGTCTACATCACCCCCGAAGGCGCTGAGAGTCTTGATGATCGACGGCTAGCGTGGGAGAAGGAGAACGGACGGACGATGTCCGACGACGTTATCTTCTTCCCTCTGCCGATCAACATCGGATCAACAATGTGGGAGTACTTCGTTCAGTACTGCGAGGACATCAAGCCTTCCGTCGTCATCGTTGACACGCTGGCCCGTAATACTCCCGGCCAGGACGAAGTCAAGGACATGGGCCCGGTTGTCGCTCACTTCGATGACCTCCGAGTTCGGACTGGATGCACGACGATCGTAGTTCACCACGTAAACAAGGCGTTCGGTGAGATGCGTGGGTCCAGTGAGCTTGACGGCGCAGCTGACACCGTGATCAAGCTGGCCCGCCCTGATCCGCAGGTACCGGTAATGAACGCATGGATTACCAAGCAGAAGAACGGTCCGGAGTACCACCTCGGTAAGTTCCGGTTGTCCGAGCACGAGATTAACGAAAACGGTGATACCAGTGTTGCGTTTGTAGCGCTGCCTGATATCCCATGGGAAGGAAAGAATAACGATGACTGACGAGACTATTGAAGAGGTTCCGGAGCTTGTTATCAGCTTCGTCGGCACTCGCAAGAAGGGGAAGGGCCGACAGCTGGCCTACCAGGTGAACGAGGATGTCTTCTTCGTGGACGTCGACTCGAAGTCCTTCCTGGCGGGCGAGCGCATCGTTCGTAAGGCTCAGGCGGCCGTGGAGCTTCGCGAGCAGGCGATCAAGCAGGGTCTGATTGAGGTTGAGTAACGTCAACCGTATCCAGGTGGTGCTGGCTGATACAGCCAACGATCTTAAGGCTGGAGGTCACACCACCTGGGACCCTACGGATTTCTACACAGCCGCACAGAAGTTCGTGCAGCACCTCTATGCAGTCGTTCTGATGGCTGAGGACATCGGGATTACGACGGAGCGTCAGACCTACGACGACATGATGGATAACCTGGAGTGGGATGTTCCCGACAGCGTTAAGTCCGAGATGATCGAAGCCTGTCTGGACGAGCTGTACGCGGAGTTTACACAGGAGAACTAACGATGACGGTACTACTGATCATCCTCTCGGTCCTGTCGCTCTGGGGACTGTACTGCACGGGGTACTTCCTCCGCAACCTTGAGTTCTTCGTAGCCTTCCACAAGGAGCGCCAAGCACGGAAGAAGGTAGACGGTGGATGAACCGGTGCCTTGGATGCAGGAGCAAGGGCAGCGAGTGGTGCGAGAACTGCGACCTGACCTATCGTATGGCGAAGCTCGAACTGGAACAGATCATGACCTTCCTCGGTGAAGGTGAGGATGAAGGTTCGATGGCGTTGTCAGCATACGAGATCATGGAATCAGAGCGGCTGCTGGGGCAGACAAACCTTGGTAAGGCTGTTATCATGGCACGAGCGTCGGAGCTTCTGGCGGAAGTCGAGGACTTCTTCTTGCATACACCGATGTGCCCGAAGTGTCACGTACATAAGATGGAACTACAGATAGGCGAGCCCTTGGTAGCTGGCTGCACAGGAGGTTGCTTTCTTGGTTAGCCTTTCTGATTTGGATCGCTTTTGGGCCAAGGTGAAATTTAATCCTACGACGGGATGCTGGGACTGGACAGCTTCACTGAGAAAAGGCTACGGACAGTTTCGCAGTGGTGATATGCATCCTTCGCATCGATGGATCATCGAAGTCATTCACGACGTGAAATACCCTCAGCAGGTATTCATTATGCATCGATGCAACCGCCCCACCTGCGTGAATCCTAGTCACTTGGTTCCAGGGACGAACAGCGTCAATCAAGATTACAGCGTTGCGTCGGGGCGTCATTGGCAGACTCGAAAGACAGAATGTCCGCAGGGACATGGGTACACGGAAGAGAATACATACGTGGACAAGCAGGGCAAACGTCATTGCAGAACTTGTAATCGTATACGGCAACAAGGAGAATCGTGACCGAGTTTAAGGATTCATCTGACCTGGCTGTGTTCCTGGACAAGGTCGGGATGCTGGGGGTCCATCCCCATGAGGACGTCAGGTATTTCCAGTCGCTGAAGGATAGCGAAGATTTTATCCACGTGAAGGCCGCTCTTAAAGACGGAACGGTCATGGTCTGCTACTGGGATGGTGAAGAATGGATGCCTCGCGGGGTGTTCGCGGATCATGATGATTTCCAGAATGAGTTCCGGGGATTCGCCCTCCATGCAGTCCCCTGGAAAGAAGCTGCTAGGGATCTCGGTGAAGTCGAGCCCGATCCCGTGATTGATGCAGATCCGGAGATGGCGAAGTTCGAAGGCGGCGGTCAGCGGAGTTCCGACGAAGGTCGTCCTCGTTTCGATATGCTGTTCGTGAGTCACATGTCCTATGACCAGCAGGTATTGACTCGTGCGGCTCTTCGGATGGAGGAGGGCGCGCGGAAGTACGGTGCTCGGAACTTCGAGGAGTTCCAGGACCCTGAAGCCCTGGAGCGTGCTAGGGCCAGCCTGCTTCGTCACACCATCCAGCTCGTCAACGGTGAGACTGACGAAGACCACGCTGCTGCTGTCATCGCGAACGTCGTGATGCTGTCGAGCGTTGAGAAGCGAGTCAAGGATGTATGAGGTCACGCTCGACCTAGATGCTTACCGCGAAGCTCGGTCAGCTGTGGCTGATAAATACGAGGAGTATGCGCGGAGACTCCAGGATCTCGATGAGAATTCGGTCCAGTTCAGGTTCACCTTGAGCTTTCTGGAGCGACTTGGTCGTGCTCTTGATGCTTTCGAGAAGGCCGCAGGCTGGTAGTGGACTACTGGGAGCCACCCTGGATTACGGAGATACGACGTCAACTCGATAAGGAGTGGGCGGCGTATCTCCGTTTTCTGCAACAGCGAGACTGCCCTCACCTTCGGGTAACTCAGCGTGATTATATCGAAGTAACTACATTCAGCGGACCTCCGTGCTTCGATGCACTGGAGCCCCGCTGCCAGGATTGTGGAAAGGAGATGACCGATGGAAAAGCCTAAGACTATCGTCGTGGACATCGATGGTACGATCAGTACGTCAGGTGGACGTAGGGATATGTTCGACCTGTCTAAGGTCATCCACGACGATCCGATCAACTCGGTTATCGAGGTTGTCCAGGCGCTCGAAGACTGCCTGTACACGATCGTCTACTTGACCGCACGTGGCGAGGAAGCCCGTTTCCAGACACGGACGTGGCTCGACCTGTACGCCGGGGGTCATCGGAAGCGGAAGCTTCTCATGCGAAAGAAAGGCGACGACCGCGACGATGTCACGATCAAGTCTGAGATCTACTTCGAGAAGATCGAACCGCACTACGATGTCAAGATGGCGTTCGACGACAACACCGAGGTCATCGCTTGGTGGAAATCTATCGGAGTAAAGACTTTCCAGGTGGACGATTCGGTGGTATCGTAGGGCTATGTATTACATGGAAGACGTCTTGGAACCGGTCAAGCGCATGATCAATCCCGACATGCCTTACCGGTTTGACGGCATGGACGGGAAGACCTACAGTCTCGTTATCCGTCTCCTGGAGGAGGGCGATGGGTACAACGCTGAGGCGGATGCATTCCTGCCGAAGGTCCGCGTGGTCGGTGACACCGTACCGGACTACCCGATGAAGATCGGCGAAGTTATCCGTCTCTACCATGTTGACAACCCGGGTACCGCATGGGTAGACTTGAAGTTCGCGGTCAGTCATGATGGTGTGTATTCATCCGGACAGTTCTTCGGTGAAGGTTCGATCATCATGCTCGGTCCGCTGAGGGACACTCTTCCGTTGGAGGAAAGCAATGCCTGAGTTTACTGTTCATCTCCAGACCGTTACCGGATTCGGTATCAAAGTCGAGGCTGAGACTTCCGAGGATGCCATCGATCTGGCATATGAGGAAGGGATTGCGGGCATCTGTGCGCAGTGTTCCGGCTGGGGCGCTAAATGGTGGCGCGAAGAAGGTGATGAGCTGGAGCTTGTCGAGGTTGTCAACGAAGACGGCGACGAAGTTTACACGGAGAAGACTTACGTCGAACAGCTCCAGGAGCAGGTCCGGGAGCTTCAGGCGCAAGTTCGGAGGCTGAAGAATGTCTTCTAACCAGGAGTTCGTCTTCGAGACGTACCCGAAGATCTATGGACCGTTCAAGCGATTCACTGAGGGTGAGCAGAAGAACCAGCTGGACCGTACTCGCTGGACTAACCCGAACTTCGAAGTCCTCCGGGACAAAGAGTGGTGGTTCACCGAGAAGATCGACGGTACGAACATCCGTGTCGGGTGGGATGGATATCGTGTTCAGTTCGGTGGACGGACTGATCGTGCAGAGACCCCGGGAGATCTCCTCGCCACCCTGGAGGATATGTTCCCGGAAGAGTTGATGGAACAGCAGTTCGGATCGACTCCGGCTATTCTGTTCGGCGAGGGTTACGGGGCTAAAATCCAGAAGGTCGGTGGGAACTACCGACAGGATAAGTCCTTCGTTCTGTTCGATGTGAAGGTCGGGAAGTTCTGGTTGCAGCCTGCGGATGTATACGACATCCGGTATGCCCTGGGTATCGATGCGGTTCCGGGCAAGCTCCAGGCCCTCGACCAGGCTATCGAGACGGTAGAGAACGGGTTGAAGTCCTCGTGGGCAGAGAAAGAAATGTTCGCTGAGGGGTTGGTCGGGACTCCTATCGGTGGTATGCTTAATCGAGATGGGTCACGTATCCAGGTGAAGGTCAAGCACGCGGACTTCTTCAAGGGAGACGGTAATGAAGGCTAAGGTTCTGGTCGAATCCTCGACTTCGGTTGACGGGCTGTTCGTTCGCTTCCAGGTGGATGGAGCGCAAGAGTCAAATCACATCGCCAGTTACGCCAACGGTGCCGGTCTGGCTCGAATCGAGAATGCGCTGCACTGGGCCAAGGGTCGACTGCACGAGTACGGGTACGAAGTCGGCAAGGTTCAGTACGACATCTCGACCGATCAGTTCGAGATCGAAGTTGAGAAGGTCCAGAAGAAGCCGAAGGCTTCAGAGATCCGTGAGGCTCTTCGTCCGCTGCTCGGTGATAGAGTGGATGCCGGGAACTTCGATATCTACCTGGAACATGGTCTCGGGGGTAACGCCCGAGTCGAGTTTTACGGGAACCCTGGTGACGCATACACGGATGTCGAAATCGAGGTCGACGAATGACCTGTATCGTCGCGGTTGAATCCGATGGTAAAGTCGTTATGGGCGGGGATTCAGCCGGTGTCAGTGGTCTGAACGTTACCGTTCGGGCGGACGAGAAGGTCTTCCGTAACGGGAAGTTCTTGATGGGGTTCACGGATTCGTTTCGGATGGGTCAGCTTCTTCGGTACTCGCTGGAGACGTCCAAGCTCAAGGTTCCTGACTACGATGATGAACTCATGAAGTTCATGTCAGTGGACTTTATCAATGCGGTCCGCAAGACCTTCAAAGACGGAGGGTACGGGAAGCACGGAGATGGCGATAACGAAGGTGGGACGTTCCTTGTCGGCGTGAAGGGTAAGATCTTCACGATTTACGGTGACTACCAGGTAGCGCGGCCTACGGTAGGTTTCGCTGCGATTGGATGTGGGCAGTCATATGCTCTCGGGGCTCTGCACGCTACCTCTCCTTCTGGAGGAGTTGACGGGGCTCGTCACCAGGTTCGTACAGCGCTGGAGACTGCCGAGAAGTTCAGCGGAGGAGTCTCCGCACCGTTCGTAATTCTGGAGAACTAAGATGCCGTGGCTTACCAGTAAGAAACCCAATCCACATGAATGCAAGATGCCTACCCGCCTGAAGCACCGCTCAGAAGGTGACGTATGGATGTGCGGTAAGTGTGAGCGTTCGTGGAAGATCGTGCATCTTTACTCCAGCGGAGTTTACCTCTGGGCGAGCTGGACGGAAGTCGTTCACAATCGAGGAGCTGTTGTATGAACAACGAAGAATTCAAGGACGCGGTTGCGCACCGCCTGGCTGAAGCTAAGACGATGGTGAAGTCGTATGAATCCACCATACTGGATCGGCATAGGGAGCTGGATGAACTGGACGCGATCCTGTCAACCTGGCGTGAAGTCGTGGTAAACTACCAGGGAGTCCTGGATGACCTGGGCTGATGATGTCTTCGGGGATGGGTTCCTCGGGCGACTCTGGGAAGAGCGGGACGCCGGGTACGTTCGTACCCAGTGTCATCCCCATGATCAGAACCTGGAGATCTGGAACTACACTGAGAAGTGCGTCTTTGATCGTCACTGGAATCCGACGACTCTGGCTACCCGCGGGCTGATTACGTACTTGCACGACGGGCTGGAGCTGTCTATCGTAGCTCGACCGTTCGAGAAGTTCTTCAACAACGGAGAGCCTGGGGCTGCGCACATCAGCATCAACGATCCTGTCGAGGTGACGGACAAGATCGATGGGTCTCTCGGGATTTCGTACCTTGACCCTGACGGGAAGATCTCTATCGCGACTCGCGGTAGCTTCGCTTCCGACCAGGCGCTGCACGCAACGGAATTCCTGCGACGTAACCCGGATTATGCGGAGTGGATGGCGAAGGTTGATCAGACCGAGTTCACTGTGCTGGTCGAGATCGTTTACCCGGAGAACCGTATCGTCGTGGATTACGGTGCAGAGGACGAACTGGTTCTGCTGGGTATCCGTGACGTCCGTACCGGACAGACCGTAGGCCCGCAGTACCTTACGAGCTATCCCGGTCGACGGGCACAGACCTTCGAGTACGCTACGATGTCCGACGCTCTAGCTGCTCCTCCTCGACCGGGCCAGGAAGGTCTGGTTGTACGCAAGGCTAGGACGGAGGATCGTGTCAAGCTGAAGCAGGAGGACTACATTCTCCTACATCGTGTGGTGACAAACCTCAACGAGCGTGCGGTCTGGGAGATCCTGCGGACCGGACAGGACTCCGATGCCTGGATTTCTCAGCTTCCGGATGAGTTCCACGATTGGGCCAAGGACGTTCGGAGGGAACTGCTGAAGAAATATCGTACGATCCACCAGACGATTGACGACGAGTTCGGTACAGTCCATATGCTGGCTGAATCCAACTCCCGTGATGCGCAGGTACCGTTTCGTAAGGCGTTCGCAGGGTACGCGCAGACCACTCCGAACGCTGGCTTCCTGTTCTCGAAGCTCGACGGCAAGGACTACTCAGCAAAGGTCTGGGAGATGATCAAGCCCGCTGCGAACCAGGGGCCTCACGGAAAGAAGGATGAAAGTGGGGAGTCGTAGCATCCAGCCGACAGCCCTCCGAGCGCTGGCTCAGCAGTTCGGAGCGAACGTCACCGTACCAACTGAAGGCGAGTGGTACTCCAGGCTGTATGGATCGTATGAGTGCGAGCTATCGGACCCGGAAGACTTCCTCGAAGAGTTCTTGAAGGAGAACGAAGATGGATAATCTGGACAAGCAGTTTACGTTTACACTAGTAGTTCTCGCGGGACTGTACCTAGTAGGAATGGGAGTGATTCCTGCTCTGATTACGGGCTCCTGGGTATGGCTCGGGATGACCGCAACTGTGCTTGCAGGAGCTGGCGTTATCTTCGGAATCATTGGCAGTATCATGTTCCTGGCCGGTAAGATCTTTCCGGATAACTAGTTGACGTCATGCCCCTGGTCGTGTAGACTGGGGACATGAGTTATTCCGAGACGTTGTTCATGAAGATGATGGAGCAGTACGATCTCCAGATGTCCATGTACACGCAGAACATCCCGAGTGAACCGGTGTTCGAAGGGTACACGGAAGCCGAGATCATTACGATGGGTCTCAGTACGAAGATCCACGAGGCTTGCGAGGAACTGGAACGAGGGTGGGAGAGCAATGACCACGGGTAAACTTCTGATCTTCCGTGGACTCCCGGCCAGCGGGAAGTCCACCGTTGCCAAGGGTATGGTCAAGGACAACCCGGAAGGTACCATCCGGGTCAACCGTGACGACCTCCGGAAGATGCTGCACGACGGGACCTACATCCAAGGATCGAAGGACAACCCGGGAACCGAGCGTACCATTATTGAGATGGAGCACGCTATGGTTCGCAGAGGTCTCCGAGCCGGGCTGACCGTAATCGACGACAACACGAACCTCCCGAACCGCTCGGTCAAGGCTCTCGTGGAGATCGCGGAGCCCCTGGGTGCTGAGTGGGAGATCGTGGACTTCACGGACGTTCCTCTCCAGGACGTCCTCGACCGGAACATGCACCGGAATGCCCAGCGACGAGACGCCGTTGACGGACCTGCACAGCTTGACGGCAAGGTCATCATCGACATGCACGAGCGATTCGTTAAGGGCAAGCCCTACCCTCTGCCGTTCGAGTACACTCCGAAGCCGGAGCTGGCAGTAGAGAAGTACGTCCCGAACGACCAGAAGCCGATTGCTGTCATCGTTGACATCGATGGTACGGTCGCTTTGATGGACGGCAAGCGGACGCCTCACGAATACGACAAGGTCTCACTGGACTCGCCGAACTGGCCGGTCATTAATCTCGTGAAGATGATGAGGACGGTAGGCCACGAGATCCTGTTTACTTCCGGTCGGAAGGACTCGTGCCGAGACGACACAGTCCAGTGGTTGAAGGACTACGTCTTCTTCGACGGAGGCTTCCGGCTGGTGATGCGAAAGCACGAGGACAACCGGCCGGACAACGTCGTCAAGTTGGAGATTTTCAACCAGCTATACCGCGATGAGTTCAACGTCAAGCTCGTCCTGGATGACCGTGACCAGGTAGTCCGGATGTGGCGTAGCCTCGGGCTGACGTGCCTCCAGGTGGCCGAGGGGAATTTCTGATGCTAGAGTACATGCAGGCCAACGGTCAGAACGTCTGCTCGACTCGGTACTGCTTCGACTGCGCAAAGAAGCTCCAGCACACAGTGATGGACGCGGAGCAGTGCGGGGTACGAGAGTACTCGTATGGATACTACGAGGTCGATCGCGGCGACTTGACGGTCGATCTTTGTGCGTTCTGTGCTGACGAAGATGAGGAGGAAGACGATGTCTAAAGCATGGGACATCCGTGTAACGGACTCGGAAGACGACAACATACGTCGAACAGTGTTCTACAGCTACAAGGCACCCGATACTCATCTGCGTAACCTCACCAGGGATGATCTGGAGGAGTTGTTCTGGGAACTCCACGACATCCTGGGGCACGATCTCCATGGCTAACGGAATCCCCAGGGTGTTCACCTGCGAACGCTGCAAGGATGAATACAACGAAAACGAATCTCCATCAGATTTCTTCTGCGGGCAGGTTTGCCAGGACGTCTGGATTCGTGTACAATCGAAGAAGCTGGATGCAGCGTTTGATGTTCGTTCGCCTGGGGAGGTTGCAATTATGGGACCGTTCGGGTGGCACGCATACGTTAGGTTCAGGAGTGAATCAGATGGTTGAGGATTACTACACAGCCGCCAAGCGTAGGCTCGGTGACGCAGGTCAGCACTGCCCGACTTGCGGGGCTAGTGTCTGGATGCACGCTAACGGTGTAGCTGTTTGCTCGGCCATCGGATGTAAGACCGCAACGATCATCGAAGACGACGTCTTCATGGTGTACTACCGGTACAACGTCTACGCGATCGTCAGGAGCTAAGGTGTCCGAAGCCGACAAGCACTGGATTATCCAGATCCATGTTTTCGGGATGAATGAGTATCATCGCGATCAGTTCTTTGATAGAATCGTAGAGGAGGCGTTCCGGTATGAGGACGACGAGGTATTCGTCGGAGCCTGGCCGTGCGAAGAGGAGGACTGTCACGATGAAGACGCAGAAGATGACTACTAAAGAAGCCATGTGGGTCACTGGGTTCATGGGGATCACGGGGACGGCAATTGCTATGGAGCTTGTAGCGGCTCGCCGGAATCATCCTGAGATGGCTCCCTGGACGGGGCTGCTGGTTCGGTACATCCCGAAGCCCGTGACCTTGGCTGCTGCGGGTTATCTGTCCGCATGGCTGGTCCCGCACTTCCTTCGAGCATACAAGAAGGCTGGGAAGTAATGATCAAGGGTCTGTGGAAGTCCTTCCTCCAGATGGTCGAGGACTACGCATACTGGGCTGAGTTCGGGAAGAACTGCTACGTCTGTATGTGGCGGTACTCTCCGGAGGTCATGGTTGACTTCGATGGCGAGGGGCACTATACTTGCCCGAAGTGTTCGCGGAAGATCCTGGAATGGTGTGATTACGATGTCTAGCTTCAGTTGGAATCTACTTGTGGCGGCACTGCTTTTCGCTACGCTGGTGCTGCTGAATGCCTCGGGATGGGGAATCCTCATCATTTCCGTGGCAGTTGTGGGCGCGAATTTCCTGGGTTACGCGGAGGCCCGCAGTGAAGATTAATCTGACACCTAGCGGTGAGGGTGCGGCCTGGGAAGTTGACTTCGCTCACGGGGTTGTTCCTTTCGACGAGGAATCTCCGCGCTTTGGAGGACAGGAAGTCCACTCTATCGAGTTCGACGGGGTCGTTCGAACGGTTAAGAACTTCCGTGCGTACGTTCGGTCCGCTGTCGAGGCAGCTGATGTCCGTCATGCTGAGATGATGAGAGCCCTTCAGAAGGTTTCCTCACTGGAGAAAGAACTCAATCCGCATGGTGACGGGGAGTTCCTTGGGGACATCGATCACGACTCTCCAGAAGGCAAGGACATCCGTCTGCGGAATCAACGACGAGAGATCTTGCGTCAGCGAAAAGTCATGGAGCAGCTTGAGGCTGACACGCGCAACGTGATGGCGATTAACCGCGAGCTGAAGATTGACCTGGACTACGCGAACGAAGGCAAGGCGCTGGTTCTGACCGAGGCGAATGCCCTCAAGGAATCGTTCCAGGAGCTGAAGCGCGAAAACGAAACGCTGCGGCAGGCCCTGGAAGACTCCCGTAACCACGGTCGCTACGTTCTCCTCAACGATCCCCAGCCTCTCCAGGACCCGACAGCTAAGATGACCGTCTTCGGCGTGCCCTACGACGAGGCGTACAAGCGGGTTCGAGACTACGAGCAGGTAGCCATCGATAAGGAAGCTGCGACCGAAGCGCTGGGTTCAGAGCGTCGTCGCAACGCTGAGCTGAAGAATCAGCTGGAGTATGAGGTCGGACGGACGGGTGAGCGTGTCCGGGAGATCACGCAGCTCCAGGAAGCCCTGCGACAGAAGAACGAGATCATCAAATCCATCCGCGAGAAGGTTGCGGAAGCTCGTATCTACGAGTAGTATAGATTTCCAGAACTTCATACATCCAACCGAAACCACTAGTATTAGCGAGAGTGTTGCTACCGAGCTTATACGCTTAGCAGGTCCAGATGGCCTGTACAACTGAATCCATTGACCTGTAGCTCAGTTGGCAGAGCAGAGGATTGTTAATCCTTGTGTCGTAGGTTCGAGCCCTACCAGGTCAGCGCATCTAAGATGGGAGAGTATACGATGCCTCTACTGACAGCCGAGGAGACCCGGGACGATCACCCGAAGTGCTCCAAGTGTTCACTGACGTTCTTCAACGCGATTTCGATTCAGGTTCACCGGCCATGCCGTGAACGGAAGATCGATGAATACAAGACGTCTGGGCTGTTCACAGTTCGAGGGAACGTCGTACTCCTTCAGTCGCAGCTCAAGAAGTTCGAGAGGACGCAGCGATGACTAAGCGCAAGTGCCCGAACTGCAAGGAGATGTATTACTGGGAGTTCTTTAAGGGATTCCTGTGTGCGTTCTGCAAGAAGGACTGGGAGACGGAGGACCGATGATTCTCAGTGACAAGGATATCTTCGGGTTGCAGCAGTGGCATAACTTCCTCCGACCGTACAACCTGCGGAACGTCCAGCCTGCAAGCGTCGACCTCACTCTGGGCCGTGACTTCATCTTCTTCAACGGTGAGTTCATGGAGCGAGCCGACGATATGGATGAATTCTGGATGGAACCAGGGGACTTCGTCCTGGCGACTACAGCTGAAACCGTCAGCCTTCCGGACTTCATCGTCGGGCAGATCGCCGGTAAGTCTTCATGGATGAGGAAGGGTCTTCAAGTGTGTTCGGATGCCGGGTATATCGATCCGGGATTCACCGGACAGGTCACGCTGGAGCTTAAAAATCTAGGGCACGAAGCCATCCACCTTAAACCTGGTGGCAAGATCTGCCAGCTCGTCCTGGTGAAGACCTCCACGCCTGTCTCTATGCCGTACGGTACCGAAGCCTTGGGCAGCCACTACCAGAACCAGAAGAGTGTGACCGAGAGTGCCTTGGATTAGTCGAGCGCCCAAGCCGCAGAGGAAACATCGGTGTAAGACCCCGTGCCTCGGGCAGTTCGAATGCTGGGGTCTCCATCGTACGCCGCAGCCTGGGGACGTATGGCAGTGCGGAAAGTGTGATCAGCTGTGGAGGATCACAGACCGGACCTTTGCCTACCTGAACGGCTGGGAGAAGATATGACTCTCATCGTAGCTGCGCTATTCGGCATCATTACCTCGTGGCGATGGTTCCAGCAGGACTTGCGCCTTGGTCCGGCACGTGTTATGCTTCTGGTATCACTGACCGTTCTAGTTCTCGCGTTGATTGGACTGTAAGATGTTCTTGGATGTATTCCTCGTCCTTGTGATGTTCCTGGTCGCGACTCCTCTGTTCGGTGGAGGAGCGGCAATCGCAGGGGCCGCGGCTGTCGATGCTTTCGACGAGGAGGAAACTGGCGCAGCTTGGCTGGCGGTAGCTACCTCGATCATTGGGATTCTCCTGGCTCTCGGGTCTATGGCGCTGGGGATCGTCCTTCTGGTAGGATTGTTCTAGCATGAGTGAGAGATTCCTGGCAGCGGTGAGCATGTGGCTCTGGACGATACTGTCCTTGGTCCCGATGCTCGGATGTATCGGTTCTGAGGTGTTCTCAGTCGCGTGGTTTACGTTCCTCGGGCTGGAATTCCTGGGATTCGGGGCAGCCGCTGTTTCCGGGTTGTATGCTCTGTACGGGGAGGATTGATGGAGGAGCGGAAGTACTGCACGTGCTCTACAGTCGGGCCGCGTGGCGGTATACGACGTCGCCACGCGGATGGTTGCCCCGTGAAGGGGCTGAAGCAGCCCTGCCCGAAATGTGGAGCGATGGAGTACACCGGCGTAGGTCCGACTAACGCCGACCATTGCCGTCATTGTGCCAAATGGGAACAGTCGCTGCGTTGGTCGACTAGTGATTACGGTTCCTGGAGGTGGTGGGATCGATGGCATTCATTATCGTAGGAGCCATCCTGGTAGCAGCAATGGTGCTGATTACTGGGTTGGTCATCCCGGCCTTGCTGAAGGCATCCGAGGATGCCGCAGACTACTGTTGCCCGTTCTGTGACAACGAAGACTATATGGATGAGGAGCACTAATGGCTAAGGTATGGGTCGTAACGTCTGGGGAATACTCCGACTACGGCATCGAAGCGATCTTCAGCTCTCCGACGCTCGCTAACAAACTCGTACAGTCCCTGAATCAGAGGAAGGGTCACGATTACGCGGACTTCCAGGAATGGGAACTCGACGAGATCAATACGGAAGACCTTCGGTATCGGTTTGACGTTGTGATTCATCCGACGACGTCTGAGATTTTCAGCGTGCAGAACGTCGGATCGTACGGTACGGAGTCTCCGAGGGTAGTTGAGGTCCCGAATTACCGGTATAGCGTCACTACGGAGATGTTTGGCGAGAAAGGGACGTTCTCTGCAAGCATCACGGCGCTTCGTGCCGTCGTGTACGCCGAGGATGAATCCAAGGCCCGGAAGGCTGCTGCCGATGCCATCGCGAAGTACAAAGCTGAGCGGGAGGGGCTGTAATGGCACAGATGGAAGTAATGTTCTACGCTCCGGGGTACCCCCAGTACCGTTCAACCGTTCCGATTGCGATGGACGAAGATGAGACGGACTTCCTCAAATACTTCTTGGCGAAGCTGAACTTCTTCGGTACTATGGAAGACATGGTAGCGTTCGGGCCGGTCGTGGCTAAGATGTTTGATGAGGATGGGCACGAGGTCATCCTGGAAGGGGAATATCCGTGAGTAAGAACTGCGACTCATGCGGACAGAAGATGCCCGAATTTAACCGAGCAACCTACGCGCAGACCGCCGAACTTTTCAACTCAATCGAATTCGATCCCACGAAGTTTGAATTCGAGGAAACCGGTGACGAGGACTTCCCTGTCCAGGCATGGTTTAAGGCTGATGCTACCGGCGATGACGACTCCCCGTTCATCCTGAAGATGTGGTATGGCGGGGACTGGATCGTGACGGAGGACGACGGATCGTGAAGGTTACGCTGCTAGCCAGTACCAAGCTGAACTTCCCTGACGATCCGTTCGAGTGGGAAGGACCGCTGGTTGACCTGACTAACGAACTCGACTACGCGGTGAACGCTGAATCCGACGCTGACGACCTCGCCGAGTTCGCCGGTCGTGCGTGCTACCAGTCTTGGAATCGTCCCAACCCCAAGACCTCGACGAACGACGGGTACCTCAAGAACATCCTGGACCAGAAGCACGAGTCCGTCCTGGAGCACGCTTCGGCGACGTTCTACATCGAAGGGATCAGCCGGTACCTGACTCACGAGCTTGTACGACACCGACACGGACAGTGGTCTCAGCTTTCCACGCGGTACGTGGACGTTACGGAGGCTGTTCGTCACCCGTCAATGTCGGACTACGAGTGGGAGACCTATCAGGTCTACTTCGAGGAGTCCGTCTATATCTACGAGCGACAGTACGAGCTTATGCGTGAGCGGGGTCTCAGCAAGAAGGAAGCCCGCGAGGCTGCTAGGTTCTTCCTTCCGGGGGGTATCGAGACCAAGATCGTGATGACTGGTAACATGAGAGCCTACCGTGATATCCTTAAGAAGCGTCATCACGTTGCTGCGGACAAGGAAATCCAGGCCCTGGCTTCGGAGATCCTTCGTCAGCTCCGCGAGATCGCACCGAATTCGTTCCAGGATATCCCGGAGGAGCCTTATGAGTAGCGAAGAAGTCATGCGTAAGTACGCCACGCTCAACGACGAATGGCCTCCCAAGGTCGAAGGCGTCGAGTGGATCAAGACTACGAAGCAGCAAGAGGATGAGCTGAAGCAGGCGATTCGCACTGCCAAGGTCTCCCTCAAGAAGTTCAAGGCCCGTGCCAAGGAGCTTCACAAACAGGGTTATCGTACTCCTGAAGAACTAGTCATGGCTATCATCGAACGCCGCGAAGCTGTCGTAGACGCCAAGGAAGCCTATCGCGAGTGGAAGAAGACGCGGCGATGACTGAGATCAACCTGAACAACTTCGCGCTGACACGAGGTTCCGACGAAGCACAGGCTATCAAGCAGCTTCGTCGGAAGTACCAGCAGCAGCTAAATCGCCTCGGAGATGCAGAGAACGATTTTCTGTGGGGAATGCGGGATGCTCTCCGTGCCGTAATCCGCGACCTGGACATCCTGCTTCATGACGAGGATCAGTGATGAGTAGCGCACCGTGTGATTTTACATGCGAGAGCTGGTTCGGCGGTCCGTGTACATGCTGCACGTGTAAGTCAGCCCATGACTAACGGCAGGGTCATCCAGATCCTCCGTGACCACGACGGGTCTTGGCATAACGCCGGGGACGGATACACGGAGCCCCGGGAGTCCTGGGTTGACTGCCTGACGTGTGACGTCACACTGTGGTCGTGGCAGCAGTACTACTTCGATACGGACGAGGACCCGCAAGAAGCTATCCGGCAGCACCAGGTCATGATGCTCCGGAAGGCTGGACTGTTGAAAGGACGAGGATGAGTAGCGATCCTGAGTTCAAGTGGTTCGAGGTTACGGCATACAAGCCGGACGGAACGAAGGTGAAGTTTGATGTGGTTACCACGTATACCGACCCGAAGTTCGGCTCACACCTGGTAAGCAACGTTCACCTCAAGCGAGGATACGGGGATGCCGAGGACGAGCTGGCTACTGCAATGACCGATCTTCTGAAGGCTACGAGGACTGCTGCGATGAGGAAGTTCCCGGGATGACTACGATTGAGAACATCGAAGTCGACATCGTCGGTATCCTACCCACGGGTCGTCTGGCCGGTGAGGTCTATCTAAGAGGTTCGTGCATCGAAACTGTAGGAGATGCTGAATCCGTCCAGGACGTCTTGGATTCTGTCCAGGGATGGCTGTACCTTCGGGACATCGCGTTGCGTTCCGCATGGAAGTATGATACGATGACCGGGAAGTTCGTCGTTGTGGCGAGGATTCCGGAGGAGTGGACGTACTGATGTATGGAGCGCTCGTGTTTATGTTCTGGTTGCTCGTGATCCTGGCGATCCTGATTATCATAGGGATGTTTTGATGACTTACCTCATCATCGGCAGCACGGCTGCCCATCAGCGTTTCGATAATTGGCGGGAGCCTAAAGACCTGGACGTCTTTACTGATAGCCCCCTGCCCGGGATGAAGTCAGTGGATGACTTCTGGCATCCGTCGTTCTCCGAGATCTGGGGGCCTGGACGACGAGGTCTCGCCAGCAAGGACGAACTCTATACGATCAAGCTGTCTCATATCTACTGGGATCTCCGTAATGGGTCCTGGGAGAAGCACGCATACGATCTCGTCCAGATGAAGGCTCAGGGTGCCCAGCTCGACCTGGATTTGCATAAGCGTCTGTACACCGTCTGGGAAGAGCGCTACGGCAAGAAGCAGGTCGACTTGGATATGGACAAAGCGGACTTCTTCGACGACGCTGTCCCGAGGCGGTACGACCACGACTCCGTCCATTACTCCGTGGCCTACGGAGACCACCCGATGTACGAGGACTTCCTCAAGGATGGGGAAGAGATCATGATGGACATGAAGAAGATCTGGGCTGCTCCGTTTGACCAGCAGGTCCGGCTGTTCCGTGAGGAGATCTACGCTACGGCTCTGGAGCGGAAAGTCATCCCGTCGAACTACACGGCTTCGCCTCACGCTGCGTATGCATGGGCGCTGAAGCGTACGATTACCTCACTGACTAAGGGGAAGTCCGCGAGGTTTATTGCAGAGAACCTTGACATCTTCCGCAAGCCTGACGTAGACTACGTCCAGCGACACAAAGACCAGGCTCACAAGCTTATCCCGTTTGAAAGGACCAACTAAGATGTGCCGATGCAGCTGCGATCACCAGGGGGCGGTTGCCACTCCTCCCGAGCCTCCGTTTACTGCGGAACAGGTTGAGGATGCTCTTGCCGAAGGTAAGTCGACCCATCGGAACTTCTACGATTCAGGTACGCGCACCCAGACGTACCACGACGGGCAGGGGCAGACCAACTGGTCTGAGATCTTCTACGCCAGCCAGAGCACGGATATCCAGACTCCGATCGGTTCAATCAGACTCGTGGAGTCTGTCGGCGGCGAGGGCGAAGGGGATCATGCTCACCTGGTTGTCAAAGTCGAGAATGGCGGTCAGTTCTTCCGCAAGGACGGATGGTACCAGTCGTATGACGGACTCTACCTCGACGGGGAGTTCCGTGAAGTCCAGGAAATCACTAAGTCTGTAAAGGTGTACGAGTAATGACCAGCTTCACTCCTGAAGAAGTTACCAAGGCGATCCTGGATGCTCAGAATCGCGAGTATCTGAAGGACCGTCTCCGGCTCCGTGAGGAGTATCCCGACCTCGAATGGGCGCAGCGTGCCTACGAAGAGATTACGTCCCCCGATTGGGACGAAGTCGGCACGCTGGAAACCTCCCTCGGGACGGTCCAGGAAGTCGAGCAGGTCGGCGGCGGTGAAGGCGATGGGGAGCACACTCATGTCGTTCTCAAGACGGAAGCCACTGGTCAGTTCTTCCGAATCAACGGCTACTACTATTCCTACGATGGTACGACCTGGGACGACTCCAGGCTGTTCGAGGTCCGCCCGGTCACCAAGACCGTGGTGGTCTACGAGTGAGGCTCAACCTCGACGTAGCTGCGGGTCGTGACGGAGGGTTCGAGTACTTCGTTCTCCGCCACGATCAGCAGCTCGGAGCGTACGTTCTGTCAGCCTGGGACCTGGATTCCCTGAAGGAAGTCCTGGAGCACGCATCCAGTAAGCTAAAGACCAAGGGCTGGCACCAGAAGACGAACTGGCAGTATGATCTTACGTCCGGTGAGTTCTTCTGTCTAGTTGACGAACCTACGTAATCGTGGTATGATTACTACACCGATGGGAGGGTACGATGACTGAGATCCCTGACAAACTCAAGGACGTCATCCAACACGTTACGATTGAATGCGGATCGTGCGGGGCCGAAGTTAATCTGTACGACGCTCTGACTAAAGATCTCGGATGGGGCTACTACGAAGTCCGGGGTGTTACGTACTGGGAGTGCAAGCCTTGCTCCGAGGACGATGACTACGTAGATGATGACGAGGAAGACGAATGACCCCTGAAGAGTTCTACAGCCGGTTCACCCAGGATGAAGAGTACGCACAGGGTGTCATCGCCAACCTCAAGAACGACGCCCAGGAAATCCTGGACGGTGGTGGCGAGTTCCAGGACGTTTACTGGATGATCTACGACGACATCGTAGCAGCTCCCATCGGAAATGTTCACAGCTACTTCTCTGTCCTCGTGACAGGGATCGTCATGGATAAGATCGTAGCCGAGGAGGCTTCCGGTGGCTCGAACGAAGAGTGAGCGGATGATCCTGAAAGCCCTGAAGAAGAAACGACGGGCTATCCGGGATGACATCGACTATGCTGAGTGGCAGCTTCATGCCTGGGAACAGCCCCTATCTGAAGATGACTGGTGGGATGTTCACGATCGCTGGAGGGCGTTCGAGCGAGAGCTGGTCGAGGTCAACGAGAAGATCGATGCAGCCAAGAAGGGGGACTTCTCGTGGGTGACAATCTAGAGGACTGGGAAGACATCGATCTTACCGAACCTTACGACCAGCCACTCAGTGAGTGGATCAAGGAGTTCGAGCATCCCGACTATCCTGTGGGCGTGCTGTTCGTTGACTCTGACGAGATATCTGGTGAGGAAATGGACAGGATGGCTGAAGCAGAAGCTCAGGCTAACCTGGGGATCTCCTTCCAGGAGTTCCGCAAACGGTGGTTCCGTGGGGACTACAAAGACGATCCTCGTCCGGAGGTCACGAGCACGGCCTTCTGGATTGACCAGGCATGGGAGATGGACTGTGATTAGTGCTGTTCTGATGGGGCTGCTGGTCGGGTACCTTCTCGGTAAGGCTTTGACGTCAGAGAACGACGGAGGTCTCCTCGGATGGGGATTCCTCGCGCTCGTCGCGTTTATCATTGGATTGGTTATGGTAGTATGATTGCGTTCGTTATTCTGTTTGGGGCCATCGCTGTTATCGGATTGATCACGGCTGTCGCCGGATTCTTGTGGGATGACGGTATTTCCCTGCTCTCCGTAGGAGCGGGGATGCTTATTCTCGGAATGCTCCTGGCAATTTCAGCAGCCAACACCGAAGAACCGGACTGTTCGAAGGTCTATAACCCGGATGGCTCCTACGTCGAGACGTGCGAGTACCCGGGGGATGAATAGATGGGTGATGATCGGGCTGTGGTTCCTCTGCCAAGTCCTGAACTTCTTCGGGTGGGATCTCTGGATTGACGGTAGCTACGTCTTCGCAGGGCTCCTGCTGATCGCTGGATTCATCTGTGGGACGGTGGCGGTTGTCGTCAACTCGAAGGACCGAACTCCTAAACCAAAGACTTAGTTCCTGACTGCAAGGCCGTCTTGAGTGTTCTCTCATCCGCTCAGGGCGGCTTTGTGGTATGCTAGGAGCATGACTGAAATAAACCTTACCCGAACCCGGCAGGTATTCACCCTGCCGACTAACATGTCCCTCCAGAAGGCGGCACAGCTGTCCTTCAATGCACAGGCCGGTCAAGTCGTCCGTGTGAACTGGTCGGCACTCCTCGTGAGTGCTCTCCAGACTTCGAGTCTGGTGTCTTACACACTGAAGGAAACCTCGGACCCGTCCAACCTTGAGCTGGCAGATGGCAACATTCTGAACTTCACGTCGTATACATCCATCGCTGCGGGCGCTCGTATCCCTGTAACGGGGGCTGCGCCGTTCGTCGCTCAGCGGAATGGTGTGCATAACCTGCTCGTCGTGATGGCTGGGTATGTTCAGGGAGATCCGTCGAAGTCGATCGGCCTGAATGCCGTGGAGCTGTACGCGGAAGTCTCCTAGTACAGGCACAACGGAAGCCCCCTCCTGCTTACTGCGGGAGGGGGCTTGTGGTATATTCATGGTAAGGCTCATGAGGGCCTGATGAAAAGAACTGAAGGAGTAATACCATGACGCATCGTCGTGTCGTCACCAAGAGCACTACCTGGGCCGAGAGCGAGGTCATCGTAGATCGCGTAGCCGGAGCAACGGTCGTGATGGACGGAAACTACGACGGCAAAGACCTCGGATGGCCGTATGGCGAGTTCTACACAGTTACCGTTCGCAAGGCCGGTGGGGAACGCCAGCAGCCCGTACGGTTCGAGCGGTACGAGGCTTTGGAACTCAAGAAGATCCTGGGGAGCTTCGGTCTGTGATCGTAGCTTGCATCCTGGCAGCACTGATCGGACTGCTCATGGGAGCAGCGATCTACAGCATCTGTAGCCGATTTTAGCGCAAAGAAAGGCCCCCTGTCGACTGGTCCGGGTAACCAGAACGACAGGGGGCCTTTTGGGGTTATGGAGTTAAGCTTTACTCGACCGGCTTGCGGTCGAAGTTCGGGGTAGCAGGGTCACCGACCTGGGAGGCAACAATGCCAGCCAGAACGACAGCGACGCCGGACAGGACGACGGACAGCCCAATGAGCTTCCAGTCCACGGAACCATCCAGGATCGCCGCAGCAGCAGGGACGAGACCAGCGGCAGTAGCCGCCATGGAAACGAGCGCACGCTTACCGAGGGTCACCCAAAAAGCCTTGGTGAACATATATTCAGACCTCTTCTACTTGATCTTCTTAGCGAGAGCGTCGACCTGCTTCTGGAGGGCTTCGAGCCTGTCGACAATTTCGGTCGTCTGGTCGGACGCATTACGTGCATAGACATACATCTCTGCGAACGTCGCGTTGGTATCCTGGGTCGGACCGATCTTCCAGTGCCGCTGTGCCCATGCAGACAGCTTGATCTTACTGAGGAGTCCCACGTTATCACCTACCTTCCATTGACCGATGTTAGATTGCATTCCGCGATTATGGTCAACGTACCCGCCCGCGAAATTAACGTTGTTCTTGTACTGCTGGATATGGACGCCCGAGACCCACTTGCCGCCGGACCACGCGTACGTCTGCCAGAGGTACTTGACGCCTTTCGACTGCATGTACTTGATAGCAGCGTAGCCGCCGTACACGCCGACACGATCCCATCCAAGGACGGAAGCAGCACCGCGCAGGTATTCATAGCACGTTCTAAGCTGAGCGGACGTCGCATCGAAGTCTACGGAGAAGTAGATCGGTGCAGTATCAGGTCCGCCTGCCTTACGGTGTTGCTTGTTCGCTTCGGTAGCGTGCTTGACGCCAGCGGAGTATCCGCCGAGAAGATCCCCGGCGGAATTCTCCCAGTTCGACACGATGGATATGCCAGCAGCATTCAGCTTCCTGGCTTCATCCAGCGTGAGGTTCTTACCGTCAGTTCTGTACGACAGGTAGCGGCAGACGAACTTGACGCCTGCCTTCTTAAGGGCTTTAGGGTCAGGACGACTCCACGAGTAGTCCACGCCTTTCACAGGGCATCACGGCTTCGTAAGCTCGCGGGCGATCCACGAGGTAATGGACTTGCCGTCGAAATCGACGTTGTACTTCGCCTTGAACCATGCAGCAACTGAAGCGACCATCGCCGCGTCGTACTTGTTGTTGATGGTCAGGTTCTTCGCGCCCTTAGCGACAAGCTGTCGCTGGAAGAACCCTACCTCGGTACCAGCGTCACCGGCCTTGGGAAGGTTCTTGACGGCCTGGTGACGTCGGAGGAAGTACTCGTTCTGAAGTTCCAGGGCAATCCAGGACGTAATGGCGGAGCCATCATAGGTGCTACCGGAGTAGTCCTTGAACCACTTGGAAACGGCCGCCTGAGTGGCGTTACCGTAATCGTTGTCGATGGTCAGCGGGTACCCGAGGTTGTTAAGGATACGCTGCCAATAACCGACTGAGGTGTTCTTGTCGCCCTTCTGGGGGAGCATAATGCCTCCTTCGAGAGAACTGGATTCGCCACGAAGGAATGCAATGATCCCCTTCAGAACGTCCCAGTCGTTGATGTATGCACGGAAAAGTGAGATATGGATGTGCCAGAGGTGACTCGAATCCGAGCTAGCCCAGACCGGGCTAGAAGTCGGGGAGTTACGGGTGTACCGAACGACGTTCCGTCCGTCGATCGTCCCGATGACCTCCTTGATCGCCTTCAGGCGAGGGTCCTTTTTGTCAAGGCCCTCCATGAGCATCTTCGTGAATTTCTTCATCTGGGCATCGGACAGGGTAATGTCGATAGCCGCAGCACCGTCAGCCGGTCCCTGCTTGTCCAGAGGGAGGATGACGGAGTAGTTCCACGAAGGGTTGTTTTCGCGAGAGTCGTGGTAGCCGGTCTTCTGAGCAGCGATGCCCGAGCCGACCCCACCGGTAGCCTGAACGACCCCGTTGTAGAGGTCGCGAGTAGGCTTATAGACTACAATCCCAGCCATGGGACCTCCTTATGACGTAGAGAACGAGTGGTCGATGATAATTCCCGCAGACTGGGTCCCCGTCAACGAAATTGAGTTCACGATGGTGACAGCCCCCGAGGTAGCGACCTTGATAATCATGACGTTTTGCGTAGGCTCCGCGCCTTGGTAGCAGATGACTTTAAAATCGGATACCGGACGAGCGCCTACTGGCAAAGTCGCAAGAGTGCTCCCGGCTGAGAACGTACCGCTTATGGAGTAGATACGAGCGCTGGTCCTAAGACGAATAACTCCGTAAGCCGGTTCGGAACGGTACTGCAATGTACCTCCGACGTTAGTCGTCATCGTAGCGCTAGACCACGCGCCCGCCGTCAAGGCTGAGTGAGTGTGCCCAGTCGTTGCGTATGACGCATCGTGATTATGACTTAGAGCGGAGTAAGACGAGTTGTGGTTGTGAGAAGCGGCTGCATACGAAGAGCTGAGAGATACAGCCCCAGTTAGGCCATCGACAGAAGTCACTGGGTAACTGTGGGTATGCCCGGTAGCGGAGTACGCGGAATCGTGGTTGTGAGTAGTAGCCGAATACACACCAGAGTGATTGTGTCCAGACGCGGCGTACGTCGAACTCAAAGAGACAGCGCCAGTCAGTCCGTCAACGGAGGTTACCGGGTAGCTGTGCGTGTGCCCGACGTCGCTGTAGGTTCCGGTGTGGGTATGACCAAGGACTGAGTAAGCAGCATCGTGGTTGTGGGCCGAAGCTGCGTAGGAGGAATCATGGTTGTGTAGGAGCGCTGCGTAAATCGACTCATGCGTATGCAGGATCGGAGCGTACGTATCCGCGTGATCATGTGTAACATCTGAGTAGAGATCGCCAAGCGTCACCGCACCAGTGCGACCTTCGACCGAGTCGACAGCCCCTCCGCCGCCTCCGGGGTGAGTGTGGTCGAGAGGAGCGTACGCTTCGTCCAGCTCGATATGACCCGTCATGCCGTTAACCGTCTGCACGGATTCCTCACCCAGCTTGACGTAGCGGGTGTCGTGGATGTGGGACAGTCCGGCGTACGACAAATTGTGATCGTGGGTAAGTGCAGAGTACGACGCGTTGTGATGATGGGTTATCAGTGAGTAAGACCCGGTATGCGTATGTGCAAGGGTTGCGTACTTGTCGTTCAGCGTGACGATCCCGGTACGCCCATCAACAGAAGAGACTGCTCCCCCACCCCCGCCACCGCCACCGACGATCGCACTGATCGTAGCCTGGGAGATCGATCCGTAGTGACCGTCAATGTCGTTGACGTACGTCGCGGAACTGAGAGGGTTCTGGGGAATGTTGACGATCAGGGATGAAACTGATACTAGGTCGTTGCTGTCAGGAACGACGATGTACATGCGAACACCGAGATGACGGACGACGTAATAGGTATTCGCCGGAAGGATTTCACTGTTCGGTACGAGGTCCATTTCCCAGTACCCGAACTTATTCGTTCGGACCTGACGACGAGTGGACACGATGGTCTCGCCGTCAATGCCGCCAGACGGAAGCGTGACGGATACCAGAGCATTGTAAACAGCCTGACCGGAGACGTTCGTAACTGTGCCGTAGACTAGCGTCATCGCTCACCACTCAATCTTCGCGAACCTTGAAGGCTCCGGAATCTCCAGCTTGTCGTAGTAATCGTGGATAGCTTCCTTCGTCCACGAAGGGCGGCCTTGCGATCGACTCAGGCAGACGTCCATCCCGGGGTCCAGATGAAGCGAGGACGTATGAGGAATCGTCTGCGTAGCCCGAGGGCTAGCTGAGATCACCCAGGTCTTGTACGTCCCTCTGGAGGCTTCGCGAATCGCGACATCCCGGAGCTTCATACCGAGGGACTTGATGTGTCCCGGATGGTCGTGAGACTCTGGACTTCCAAGAGCCTGCGCCAGGAGGTCCGCGTCGATAACGACGTCACCTTCCTGCATCTTCCCCTTGACGTACTCAGTCTTCCCGGAGCACGGAGCGCCGTGAACCAGAATAATATCCATAACCCAATACCTCTTAAATCATCGGGATCTTGTCGATCCCCAAGACAACGCTCACGACGAGCAACAGGGGCAGCGCAGCGAAGTACACCCACTTGGTGACGACGGCGAGGTCTTTTTCGAGCTTCCCGATTCGCTCATAGTCTCTCTTGTCGCGCTCAAGCAGGATGGCGAGCTTCTGGTTAATCTCGCGGAGTTCCTTCTTCTGCTCTTCACCCTGGTTGTACAGAGCGGTAACAGTGACACGGTGTGCCGGTTCCTGATCTTCCATGCCACCTCCTAGAGGGCAATCGCGGTCATCCAGCGGTGTGCGACCTGAAGGGTTCCAGAACCCGTATTGGTCCAACCGTAGAGCTGAGCGGTAACTGGTGAAGTCGGGATGTTACTGTAGAAGTACGATGCCCCGTAGGTAATCGTAATAGCGTTCTGCGTGCGGATGGTTCGGCTGAGCGCAGCCTCGGCACCAGTAACACCGTTGATTTGCGGTCCGACCTGACTGAGTTCACCGGCAGTTGACAGCATGACTGCTCCGAAGAACAAGATGAAGTATCCGCTGTGCGAAATCGACAAAGTCGGGTTCGTAATAGCGACCGGCGTAGTCGAGGTTGTCGTGAAAGTAGTCGTCGTGACAGCAGAACGTTGGATCAAGCTGCCGCGAATGGCATTCGCTCCCGCAGTGGAAACAAGGCTGTCAACGGCAGTAACCTTCTCGGCCTCGCACTCAGCGAGGTTCCCGCGAAGGTACGTATTCAGCCAAGTCGAGGTAAGGTTGTCCTGCGGTAGGAAAGTAGGAATTACGTTCCAAGCCATATCACGCCTGCCGAATCTTGATAACCGTCAGACGACGCTGAGCGGATACCAGCGTAGTGTTGGGAGCAACGCCCGTGACCACTTCGAGGGTCACCGTTCCAGGGTTCGTAGGGACGTACACTCCAGCAATACCGCATCGGTAAGAAGTCGTGCTGTTGTTGCGCAGGAACTCCGTTGTCGGATCTCCGCCTTGCTGCCTCATCTGGATGTACGAGCCAGAGGCACCTGACACCGTGTGCGTACGAGCATCCAGCATGTAGAACACCGCTCCGCAGTCCTCCAGGGTAATCTCTGGCCCGTCGTTGTACAGGACTGTAATGTCGTCGGTGTTCTCGTAGGTCTCGATGCTTCCCGAGTACGCCGTGACAGGCTTCGACAGCCAGACATCCTGTGTTACTGGGTCGGAGAAGATCAGGCTACCCGGAGATTCAGCCTGGTGTACTGCGAGACTTTCCATGTACTCCATGTACTGGTTGAGCTTTGCAGCCGTCAGAACTTCGGAGGCACTGAAAGTCGGAGGAAGTGCTGGCATTCTATAACCCCTTAGAATGGTATAACAATAAGCGCTCGCTGAGCGTAGTCACCGCGAGCCGTCTCACCGGAGTTCCGGCCATACTTCATCGTGACAGTCGTGATTCCCGGATCGAAGCCCTTGAAGTAGAAGTGAGCACCAAGACGTTCGAATGTACTGCCGGACATGCGAACGGCGTATTTATAGACCTCGGGCATTACGTCTTGCTGGCCCTCGACAACCGGAGCGTAGTTCACGAAGCCGCCAGTAGCCGTACGACGGATTCGGCAGGAATACAAAGCCAGGAACGAACCCCCGTGCTCGAACGTAACGCTGGGTCCGGACTCGTCTTCTTCTTGCGGGTCCTGAGGCCAGTCGTTCTCGCTCGTCACGGTACCGTCTGCATATGCTTTCACGGGCTGACGCTCAGCGAGTTCGTGCTTACCGGCGGTAACAACTAGCCGTCCTTGCCGCGTGGCGATACCCGGCGGAGTCGCGTTTAGGTTATCCTTGAACATCGTGTTGATCTGCGCGGCGGTAATCGGGTCGCCGTCTACAAACCTAATCGGTGCAGTCCAAGCCATCGTGACTCCTTAAAGCGGGTAGACGACCAGATGCCGCAACATAAAGTTCGCCGTAAGAGTGGATGCCGAAGCAACCTGATACTTCATTGTAAAAGTATTTGCCCCTGCGTTCAGGCTAGTCAGATGAGTTACCGCGGTGTACCGCTGGAACTCGTTGGTATCCTGCTCGAACCGCAAGGCCGTGTCGTTGGTAGCCGCCCGGGTCGTAGCACCGGACACGGCAAAGTCAACAAAGTCTGCGCGACCGAGAGAGGTGTCGGCGGTCTGACAGGTAACGTAAACGAGGGCTGAAGTACCGGTCGTAACAGTAACCGTAGGACCGACAGTAGCCAGGTCACCGTAGGTCGTCATGTTCGTTGTGCTCTGCTGAGTCGCAATGCTTGAAGATGACACGGATCGCATAGCAATAGCGTTTGTTCCAGTACCGACAGGGTACTGGCCCGCAGCAGATGTCTTAGCGGCCACGGTCTCAAGGATGTTATCCCGGACGTTGCTGTTCCATTGCGCAGCCGTCAGGACGTTACCGGAGATTGCGGTGAACGGGGCGTTGTAAACCATAAGTCAAGCTTCCCTTCTGAGCCTAGCTCAAACTCAGCCGCGAGATCGGCCACGGACTGGTTCATCGGGATAGGATTCGCAGTCAAAAGGCTGCGAACAGCTGTAGGATGCCCTTCCGGGTACCAGTTCTGGTTTTCCTTCTTCGGACGACGAGAAAGCTCCTGAACGATCTCCTGGAGGTTATCCGGCTTGGCGATCGAGAATTCTGCTCCGCAGCCGTCGTACCGAGCGACGCACCGCATCTTCTTAATGTGAGGAGTCACGGGGTACGCGTTATTGCAGGCACCTGGGCAATCAACAATAACGCGCCCGTGGTTAACATAGACAAGACCTATCACTGTACTAACCCCTTAATACCAGACTTCGTCTGTACTGTCTAGCTCGGAAGTTCCGAGGATGAATGGTTGATCCGTGTGGACAACGCTTGAACCGAAGACACCCTGGTCGAAACCATGGTCAGCGACGTTAAACGTAAACTCCGGGTTCTGGAACCCCAGAGGCTCGGCGGCCTCAGCGCTAATCGTCAGCTTGTGGTCTCGGCCCATCGCCGCCAACTGGTGGCGCAACGACTCGATGTGGAACGGCTGATCAAGTTCCCACAGATGGTTGTCCACGGTAATGACTTGACTGAGCGAAGAATTCAGTATGGCTGCGAGAGCGTCTTCTGATATATTCTGTATGACAAGCTCAGCACGAGGGCGCATTGACGAGTTCTGCCGAAGAATCCACAGGGCGATGTCTTCGGTGTCGTTCGGACCTGCTACTCCCCCGTCAAACTCAAACGGTTTGACGGACCTGTACTTAGTCTGACTCGCAGCGCTGTCGTATACCTTCTCGATGGCCTGGGTCTGAATCGTCCTAGCCCGAAATCGGAGATTCGAAATCGTCGCCGTACCGTTAGCCGAGAACGTAATACTGACTTGAGTACCCGATCGCGCGTAGTCAACAAGAGTGACGTCGCCCTGCTGGACGATATAGTCTGCGTCGTCAGGTTCGGTATCCACGACAAGGTCGAACTCAATAGGACCGGGAATATCGACCTTAACCAGGTGACCCTGAATAGGCGACTGGCCTTCAATAAATCCATCGTCAAGATCTGCCGTAATAGTCGTGATGTTCGTAAACGTCCTAGACTTCTGCGGATCGGTCCAGATCACGGAGATGTCCTCCCCGAGGGATACATCTGAGGACTTCGCCGTTACGCGGTTGAAGAAGGTCTCCCATCCGAAGTCAATAGAGGTACCATCGGTAACCGGGAAGTCCGTAGCAGGATCAACGACGTCCTCCGCGCAGGCCACCAGCTTGAAGGCAGGGGTAGACGTGAACGTTGGACGGACTCGGTGATGACGGTCCTGGAACCGGACTATCCCGGAAGATCCCATGGTGAACAGCGAAGGAGGGCCCTCCGCCTTCATGATCTCCTTCAACCCGTCAAGAGCCTTGCCTTTGAAGGACCACCATCGCAATGTAGTAGCGCCGGAATCAACGCCGAATTCAATGCGAACGCTGTCGAACGGAAGCTCTACTCGGATCTTCTGCTGCTCGTAGAAGCCCGCCGCCTCGATAATCGCTTGGAATGCCTCGCCCGTGCGGATTGAGGGGTAGAGGTCAGTCGAGACGTCGATCTCAGCGAGGCGAGACAAATAGTCTACGCAGGGGATGGATACGGACTGATTGTTGATGTCAGACTCAAGGACGTAGTCCTGGGTGAATCCGTTAAAGAGCGTATACTCCTGACCGCTGTCAGGAATCGCACTGATGACGATCTGCCGGTTAGGCACGAGACCGTCAGCGATCGGAGAAGTAAGAGAGGTCGGATTGTACTTGCCCGTAGAGTTGTTAAGCATGAACGTACCGGAGCCAACCTGCATGTCGGCAAACTCCACAGCTTTGTCACGACCGTACTGTATGTTCGGAACACTTCGCGTAAGCAGGAAGTCACAGGAAACGTCATCGTAGTCAGACTGAATCTGGGACCACCCGATGTAGAAGGTACCGTCACCTACGGTGCCGAAGGCACCCTTAATCCCAATGACAAGCTGGTTCGACGCAGTAGGCGTGAACGCAATCTCCAGCGGGACCCAAGTGTCGTGAACGGTCGTCGTGTCAAACCCGTAGCTAACGAGGTTAACCGAGAAGACCTCCATGCTCAAGCCCCCGGTAAATGAACCACTAGGGATGTACACCCACATGGTGGCAGTCATCGGAACCCCAGTGACTGCCGTAAACGGTTTGAACATGCGACTGTTTGCCGTGGATGAGCCGGAAGCCGCGGTATCCACGATTTTTAGCGAGTACTCGCCTCGGTAAGCCTGCTCCGTAGAAAGCTCAGCCGATGCAGGATGCTGGAACCCGTCCAGCAGATACTGCCAGTTGCTCAGACCCGAGTTGAGTCCGCCATGTCCGAACCAGTCGATATAGCAGGTATACGTTGGAACTCTGGACATGACGGACTCTCCTTTAGGTTAGTTGTTCTTAGGGAGACGGCCGTGCTTCTGGGCGTCAGTGACACCCTGGACTACGGCGTCCTCGATACCAGCACGGTCGCCCATGACAGTACCGTTGATGTTGATGATGTAGGTGTTCCCACCCTTACCCTTGAGGTCGTGACCGACAGGCTCAGGGACGCCGGTACGGTTCTCCACGAGGGAGACACCCGGAGGCAGCAGCCCGCCGTTGTCGTACAGCGTCGGCTTGACATAGCCGCCCTCGGCGTAGCCACCCGGACGCGCCATACGAGCAGCCCAGCCAGAACCGTAACGGTTCCTGGCATAACGGATCGCTGCGTAGATGTTCGCACGGGGGTTGAACGGACCGAGACTAGCGTATTTGCCTGCCCACGCATAGAACGTCGGGTCGATAGTCTGGAGCAGACCCTTCGACGGAGTGCCGTTCTTCGCGTTGATGTCCCAGGTGTTGACGGTATTCGGGTTACCCGAAGACTCCTTCATGATCGCCTTGAGGACGAGGTTCAGGTGACTAGAGCTGTACATCCCGAGTTCACGGAGAACAGACGATACGGTGTCGGCCCAGCGACTAGCGCCAGATCCGCCCCCGCCGACTGCGCCCATTCCACCCTTGCCTTCGTTGGCCCAGTGAATGTGGTCGTCGTGCGTACCAGGACCGGCGCTACCACCGGTATAGCGGTGACGCTGGCCGTTCTTGATGCCGACAGACGGACCGTCAGGCGAGAAGTCCCAGATGAGTTCGAGGATCGAATTCATCCAGGTCCGCTTGATCATCTCGTACGCCTTCTTAGCAAGACCGCCACCACGACGTTCCGACCCGTCAGTAAACGCCATGTCAATGGCCTTACCAACGTTGTGGTAGGACGTCCCGGAGCCGTTACGCTTACCGGACGTAATGATCGTACCCTTCACGGCACTCTGAATCCAGGCAGACATGGCTCGCCAGTCACCAGGACCGCCGCCCATTCCGCCACCAAGCCCCATGACCTTCTCCCAGAGCGATGACATCTTCGACCACATCATTTTGACGCCGCCGTCGAGCATGTTCTTGAAGTTCTTGGAGTTGCTGTCGGATGGGATCTTGCCCATGCTGCCCTTGAACCCATCAACGATCTTCTGCACGGTGTCAGTAATCTCGAAGATGTTGGTCATCCAGTCGGGTTTACCGTTGTCGGTAACCCAGTTGAACGCCTTGCTCGCAGCCATCTTACCGAGATCGATAAGACCGCCGCCTGCAAAGCCAGGGGCCTGGAGGTTATTCATCTTGTACAGGTTGTTGACGCCGTATTTGTCGACAGCCTTCTTGCGCATGACGAACTCGCCGTTAGACAGGCGAGCCTGGATAGAGTCAGACGTCCCGGTACCAGGACCACGGACGTGACCACCGGAAGCGAATCCGATGTCAGGCAGCCGGAACTTGTTATTGAACATCGCCTTAGAGACGGCGTTCCAGAACGGCTTGATGCCCCTACTGTACAGAGTGTCAACTACGAACTTGACAGGCTTAGAAATGCTTGCACGGATAGAATCCCAGGACTTCGACGTTGTACCGACAAGACCTCGGAAGGATCGACCGATTGCACCAGCGACTTCCCTGACCTTGTCCCAGGTCTTCCCGAGACCACCACGGAATCCTTCGAGGGAGAAGCCCATGGCCTGGGTGTTACCCGCCATGTTCTCAGCCGTAAGGTCCATGTTGGCGTTCGTACGACGACGCATTTCGTCAGAAGCCTCAGACGTAGCAACGTCCTGGTCTCGAATACCTTGCAGGTACGTCGCCATGCGCTCACCGGCAGTCTGAGTCTTGTCAGCCATGTCGGTGTGAGAGGTCCCAGCGTTGTCGAGGTACGTATCGATCTCAGTACTGAAGTCGAAACCAGCCTCACGCATCGCCAGCATAGCCTCGATCACGCCGTCCTTGGTCATACCAGCGCGAAGTGCCATCTGGTAGAACGCATCATCGACGTCACCGTGGTTAGCAGCGACAGACTGAAGGCTTGCAGCAATCTGACCAGCCTTGTCGGCCGTAGTGCTAGACATCAAGCCCATTTGCTCAGCGACCGTTGCAGCGGTATTCGCGTTGCTGGTGACCATCTGGTTGTTAGACTCAATGATGCCAGTCGAAGCGGAGCTGAAGGCATCCTGAAGTTCCTGGATTGCAGAATCCGGAATGTTCATGGCCTCAGCCATGGCGATGAAGTCTGGGGGAAGGCTCTCACCGAGTACAGTACCGGTCTCGTCAGCCGCAACACGGAGGCCAGTCATCGCTTCCGCGAGCGCCAGCGCAGCCTGCGTACGGTCGTTAGCCGAAGCTTCAGGGTCAGCAAGGATCTCGTTGTACTTCTCAAGAGCGTCGTTGTAGTCGCCCTGGGCCTTGATCAGGCCGAAGTAAGGATCAGTCTGAGCCTTAAGCTCCTGTCCCCATCCTTGAAGGGCCGCAGTCGCATCACCGTACTTGTCGGCAACTTCCTGCGTCTTCTCAGACAGTTCGATCTGAGCCGCAAGAGTGTCGTCCAGAAGCGGAGTAAGGTCGGCGAACGCCTGACCCGTAATCCCGAGTTCTTCCTGGATGAACTTGTTGACGGAAGTCTGATCAGCACCGATCTCACCGGCACGAATGAGTTCAGCAACATAGTCGTCGATCGCACCCGCCGCAGTCGTGAATGCTGTGACAGCTTCTTCGCTCGGGGCGATGTCCCGACCAATTTCCGTACGACTCATCTCGTCGAACGTGTTGTTCAGGCCCATCATGGAGAGCTGCGTGTACTGGATACCGCGAGACAGACGGTTCATGGAACCGGCGATATTGTCCAGCTCAGTTTCAGCCCCAGTAGCCTTGAACTTCTGGAGAGACGACACTACGCCTTCGGACAGGGTAGCAGAGAGCTTTTTAGCCTCGCTGTCAGTCTTGTTAATCCAGGCAAACAGCCCGGCCAATACAACCGCAACGGTCAGGATCGGATGAGCCATCATTACGGTCTTCAGCGCAACGAATGCATCCTTCAGTTTACCGACACCAATAGTAGCTGCCAGGGCAGCTCCGTTGTTAGCGAGGTTGGCGGTAGCAAGAGCGTACATACTGACGGTCGCCGCAGCGAAAACCGTGAGAGAGACGCCCAGGTTATCCGTGATCAGCTTGACAGCCGAAGCCGCAAATTCAATCAGAGGAGTAACAACCTTCAGGGCGGACGTCAGACCCTCAGCCAAAACCGTAGCCAGCTGAGCAGCTACCGGGATCAGAGGCTCTACCGCCACCGACAAATCACCCAGCGCCTTGCGAAGCTCCGGGGACGTCGCAGCAAGAGCAGCAACACCGAAGATGACCGGTGACATCGCTCCGGCAAATCGCTGCATACCAGGAACGAGTTCGAGGAACCCGCTGGCAAGCTTAGCCGAGAGCGCAGCAGACAGAGCCGAGATGACAGGCAGGCCACCACGGATCGTGTCGAAGAACTGCATGATCTTGTCAGTCGTAATCGACTCGCCCATCTCTCGGATGGACTTCGCGGTCTTGTCAACAGCTGGGTCGAGCTGTCGAACCATGATGTCAACGAGAGGACGGATGGCGTCTTCGATGTTGTTCATCGCGTCAGCCAAGGCGTTGCCTAGCTCGACAAGAGCCCCGCCGCCTGTGGGATTGATAAGAGGAGTAACAAGGAGTTCACCGATACGACGGTGAGCACCCTTGAGACGGTCGATCATACCGTCGAAAGTCTGTTTGGCGTTCTGGGCAGCGCCGCCGAACGCAATCTTGGAGCCCTTAACAAAGCCGTCGAAGAAGTCCTCGACGCTCAGGGTACCGGCAGTAATCTGGGCACGGATCTCCTGCGAAGTCACGCCGAATGCCTGAGCGACAACGCCAGCAGCATCGACACCGCGCTCACCGATCTGGTTGAGTTCTTCGGCAGACAGCTTACCCTTGGACTGCATCTGGGAGAGCGCTCGAATAACGCCCTTGATTTCTTCCTCAGTACCACCGGCCGCAACAACGGCATCCTGGACTGCACCGAGGAGGGGGACGACCTTACCGGCTTCTACACCGAACGCCAGCATCTGCTGACTCGCCTTGAGCCAGACGGGCAGGGCGATGGGAGAGGTCTTACCGAACTCACGGATTTCCGCAAGCTGCTGCTGAGCAGCCTGGGCTGAACCCGTGGTGGTCTTCAAGGCCATAGAAACGCGCTGAGTCAGAGCGTTAGACTGAAGGCCCGCCTTGAACAGGGCGGTACCATAGGCAGCCGCAGCAATAGCCGCACCACCGAAGCCAGCCTGAGCAGCCTGCCCAAGGTCTTTACCGACCTTCTGGAGACCCGTCAGATCCTTGCGGGCCTGACGAGCCCCCTTCGGGTCCCAGGTAGAGAACAGAGAAAAGCCAAGGGAAGTCGCAGTCGCCATCATTCACCCCTAAAATAGGCTGCATCGAGTGCAGCAACAACGGCAGCCTTTTCAGCTGCGATTTCCTCTTCGGTCTTTTCTTCCTCGAAGGTTCTCCACGGTCTACCAACACGTGGATCTTTGACGCCACCCTGGGCAAGCGTGGCTTCTAGAATGCGAGCTAGGATCTCACGATCCCACTGTCGTCCTAGTTGACCTTCGACGTGCTCGAAGGCTCGCCAATCGGCGATCTCTTGAGCGTCAAGATTTTCCAGCATCTCTCGAACAGAGTGATACCCCAACGCGAGTGTTAGTCGGTGGTAGAATCCTCGTCGAGGGGCGCGTCGAAATCCGCGACCACATCTTCAATGTCTTCGTCGTCGATCTTGTTGAGTTCAGTGATCTTCTTGAAGATACGGAAGAGGACCGCGCCGTTCTTCTTGCCCAGCATGTAAGCTTCGGCTTTCGTGTAGAGCGGCTTGCCGGACTCATCCACCAGGGACAGAGCAACGGTCTGAGCCAGGAGGCCGCCGTCCTTCTGCTTGTCCGGGTTATCCAGAAGAGCCTGGAACTCGGAGAGGGTCTTCCCGGACATCACGGAGATCAGGACTTCACCGCCCCACTCAGGGACGTGGAACTCCTCGACCTTGATGTCCTGAGCATCAGAGATCTGAGCCTTGGAGAGAATAGCCATTAGTTATAACCCCTTCTTAGGTCGGCCACGCTTAGCGTTAGCCGTTGCATTACGAATTTCTTGTGCAGACATGTTGAGGATCTTGCGAACTTCAGCTTCTGCTTGCCTCTGCTGGTCCCCTGGAGGACCAATGAACCACGACGGTCCGTAACCGTTCTGCATGTGGTAGTTAGCCTTGGGACCGCCTCGGAATTCTCCGAAGAACGTGTCAAGACCACGAGGCAGGATTCCGCCCTTTTTCCGAACGATGCTCGTACGAATACGCATGATCGGATCTTTCCCGGTACGGAGTTTGAGCTTGACTCCACGGGCGATTTCTTTGCGCAAGCCTGTCGTACCGGAAGTACCCTTGACGGGCATCCTACGGACTCGCCTGCGCTGCTCAGCCATAATGGGTTGGGCGACGCGCCGAAGCAACAGACGCATACGACCGGGGAGTTTTTCATCCACCTGTCGAAGAGCGTCAGCAGCCGCCTTGATGGCGGCCTGGTCTGCGATGACCTGTACCTTAAGCGACATCGCCCACCCCTTACGGATTTGTTACGCAGTCGCGCGCGACATCGAACCCTGAACGGGGAACGTCACGGAGGTCTCCGAGCGCTCGTTGACAGCACCCGCAAGCGGGGTGTACTCGAACAGCTTGACGGAGCCGCTGTACTGCGGGTTGCTCGTCGACACAGCCGTCTGGTGCGGACGAACGTTGATGGTGACTTCCTCTTCGTTCAGGAAGATCGGGTACAGGGTGTCATCCACCTCGCCGACCGCGAACGACTGGAGGAACGTAATGGTGAATGCGCTCTGCTCGATACCGGCAAGGGTCGCCTGACCACACATCGTGTTAGCCTCGACCTCGGCCTTCGACAGCATGACCTCGACGCTCGCAACGTGGCAAGACAGGTCAACACCATCGACTTCGACAAAGGCATCCTTAAGGACGAACGCCATATCTTAAGCCTCTTTTTCTAGGGTTTCATCCTCAGCCTTGTCGACCCACTCTTCAAGCGTGCTGTAAGCAAGCTCGGTGGGCTCGGGCATCGGAACTTCTTCAATCTGGTGCGCCGCGAGGCGACGCTCTAGCCACGGGTCGGGCCATTCCGCCTCGAAGATCTCGCCGGGCTTGTACCCGTTGATCTTCTGGCGACGGTTCTTTGTAATGACGCGGTAACGCTTCATGACTTTCTCGTCGTCTAGCATTCGCGCACCTCCAGTCGGATCTGTGCTCCGATCATCGGAGCGCCGCTAGCTTCGCCGGTCTGGGCGCGACCGTAGAACATGACGTGAGTCGGGGTTGCATCCATGACCTTCCCGTCGAGCGTGGAGTTCTCCGCAAGAAGAGCCCACGTACTATCGGGAATGTCGGGGGAGATCTCGTCGTCAAGTACGTCCTGGGACGTCTCCATTTCGTTGTACGCGACCATAACGTAAACGTCGATGATCCACTTCATGGAGTTCCTGCCCATGGACTCCGGGACACCCGTTGTATCGTCTGACGGGACCACTACGATGGCGGGGTAGACAACCGGCGAGGGGACGTTTCGGTAAACGTTCCACTCGGGCTTTCCTGCCTTAACAACATCGTAAACTGCCTGTCGTACATTCTTGAGGGTCATCTGACGATCACGGCTTCCTTCACGAGTGGCGCGAGCTTCATCATGATCTGGCGAGACTCGCGGATGCGAACCACTCCGAACTCGTCAATGCCCTTGACACCGTGAGGGGTATCCTTGGTAAGGAAGGTCTCGGCCGCCAAAATCTTGGCAGTCTCTTCGACAACGTCAGGGATACTGTCCCATCCGTAGGTTGCCTCGACGGTGTACTCTTGGCCCTTACAGAACGACCGCGATTTAATGCGAGTCACCGGCCATCCGGGCTGCCCGTTCACCACGCCATTGAGAGGGAAGGAACGGTATTTATCCGGGTCCAGCTCGTTGCCATTAGAATCGGTGATCGTAATGGAGTCGGCAGACGCAATGTCATCGACGAACATAATGCCGTTACCAGCGATGTACGTCCGGACAGTAGGCGCATCATCCTTACCGAAGTACCTACCGGTACGGTTGTCGATGTCGCGAGAAGCCGCCGTGATCGCCTCCTCTAGGAGGTTATCGTACTTTGAGTTCGCGTCAACACCGATGTAGATCTTCATCGTCGGAAGATCGGTGTAATCGATCAGCGCCATCGTGCCTCCTATTCACCCAGCAGAATAATGCCGTCAAACGACATAGTCCTCTGCGAGCTGTAGCTCTGGTGCAGCGTGATAGATCCGTCTACCTCGAACGACAGGTTATTCCCTGTATTCGGCTGTACAGCATCTGTAGACGCCGATCGGTACTGCCGATACGAAGGAACAAATCCAGCAGGAAGCTCTCCGTCGAACGTTGAATCGTTCACCGAGAACCCGAAGTTCACGATGAACTCGCCTTTCATCTGGTAAGTACCCGTTGCGGGTACTTTCCTGATGGAGGGCTGCTGTCGTCCTACCGACATGTTCGTCGGCGTAGCGAGATCTACCCATTCGCCGGGACCAATGTCAATACAGAACTGCATTAGTCCTCCCGCTGATCCGGGGCGAGGTACGTCAGGGTAGTTACCTCTGACGGTTTCGGATCTACCTTCTTGCGCGGAGCTAGCTTAGGAGCCTCGACTTCGTAATGAGGAACAACCTTCTTGAAAAGGTTCTCCCTTCCCTCAAGAAGTGGGTGGCCGTGCCGTACGAAGGTTTTGTCGGCGACGACACTGATTCGCTTACCGTCAAGC